AGTCAGACGGCACCTCTTACGCTAATGGCTTGGCGCAGGCCGATAGATGCGATTGTCCACAAAATTGGAGTGCCAACGTGGTAGACTACAGTGAAAGCGGAAGTTGTATTAACTTTACTGTGGAATACAGTAATCCGTGTAGTTCCAGCAAAACCATAACAGTGACAGGAGGAGCGGAAGCGAATACCTCCACGGGTATGGAGATGACCACTAGTACTACGGTTACGATAGGTACTGGTAGTGGATCTACTAGTGGTAGAATGTGTTTTCAAGCGGCCATAAGACCAGGAACGGCGCATGCGGCTTGTACCACAGGTGGACAATGCTGATAATGTATATACAATAAAAAGGAGAGGTTAGTTAGCCTCTCCTTTTTATTATATATCAGACTCTTAACATTGACCACCAGCTCTTCCACTTATATTGATAGAATTACATGGATATCCACGATCAAAAGATATCGTGGCCTTTTTAGTGCCTGATCCAGTAGGTATAGTTACTGTCGTACTCCCGATAGTAGTTCCTGAGCTTGAGGCTGTTACCGTCAAACTCTTCTGCGTAGTACATTCATTACTATACGTAATCTCGACCTCTACTCTTAGCACTGAAGTGCCCGAAGGAGCGCCATTGCAAGGATCACCATCGGCATAAGCGTTGGCTGACCAATTCTTCGTTGGCTCCACGCAATCGCATCTATCGGCCTGCGCCAAGCCATTAGCGTAAGAGGTGCCGTCTGACTTGATGTGAATTTAGCTTATTCAATGCGTATTGTTTATCTATTAATTAAAATCATTAATATTGTATCGTTAATATTAATACATTAAGTTATGGCTTGCAATAAGAAAAAGAAAATGGCTAATGGAGGCAAGGTCTCCGAGAAAAAGAAACCTCAACTGAAATGTGGAGGCAAGGTTAAGAAAAAGAAGTAATAACCGGAGGGGTATATCCCCTCCTCAGTATTTAGCATATGAAAAATTCAGAATTTGTATCTAGAATCATAAATGATATGAACTCCATCAATAAGGACGCTCATGTCAGTAGGAGATGGATATTATCCATAGGAAGACAAAAGGCAAGATCATATATAGCCCAGAAGTATGCTGATGGAACCTTGTTCGGCGAGGAATCACTGTATACTCATATCAATTGCATGGAGATGGAGAGGGTTCGGAAAATTGATTGTTGTTTTGATGAGTTTAAACTATGCAGGATACTTATGAGATCCAAGAAAAGATTGCCCGATATGATATATACCCGTATAGGTCCGGCTATCATCAAAGTATCAAATATCATGGATGATATTATATTTACCTCCATATCGTTAAGAAAATACGCTAACAACAAGGAACGTAAATACGGGAATATAGATCAATACTATTATTATGTCAATGATGGATATATCTATATACCAGATATTAACATAGAGGCTATAAATGTTGATCTTATAACTCTCGACAGAAAAGCGGCGTTAGAGCTAGGGGGATGTGGAGCTGAAAAAGATAAGCCATGTACATCTCAATGGGATTATGATTTCATATGCCCAGACAAACTTCTTGAATATGTGGTTTCCGAAACATTAAGGGAAACTGTAACCAAATTGCAGATCCCTACGGATGAGAACCCGGATATGGATATTAATAAGAAAACACAAAAAATTCAATAACATGAATCTAATAAGATCAATAATCAATTTCTTTGGTTTCAATGACGCCATAGTTGACGGTATAGGCGAAAGAGGGATGAGAGACAGCTCTATTATAAGATATAATGAGGTGCACGATATGTATGACAAGATTATAAAAGATCTGGGAGATATGTCGGCTTACGTATCCAAGGGTTATATCTATGATAAGATAAAGGAAAGAACGGGATTAAGTACCAGACATATTAGTAGGATATTAAATCATACTAAGAGAAAAGATCTTAGGTTTATATAAAAAGGAGAGGATAATCAACCTCTCCTTTTTGTTTTTAACAGCCTCCACCTTGACTTGGATTAGATACATACATGCTTGTAGCATTGCTAACACAATCACTTCCGCCTGATATCGTTCCCGATCCGGATGGTATGGTGACTGTTTTAGTGGTAGAGAAATATTCTACATCTCCAGATGGTTCAGATATAGTATAATACACATCAAATGATGCTGTTTTAGATTTACCACATGGATTATCATAGCTTACGGATATACTTAAGCATTGTCCATTAAAACTTCCGCTAGCGTAAGCGCTCCATGTTTCGAGGCAATCGCATCTATCGGCCTGCGCCAAGCCATTAGCGTAAGAGATACCATCGGATTGGAGGTTATTGTCGGCTATCCTATTTGCCTCGTCCTTGGTGCAGGCGGTATATTTTTGTGTATAAATTTCTTGTATTAGGATGAAATCGTTATATTTGTGATATGAAAACAAAGTCATTTAAAATACTTGATCAGTACTTTCTCCGTTTTTATAGATCTATTATGTCTAAGAACGGCAAGAGAAGGAAACATACGATCGTGGACAAGAATGATATTCTCGAATGCCAGTCCTTGATATGGAGGGCCATACGTGATAAGTATCTGGAGAATGAGGGTGGGGTTTATATAAACAACATCGGTTATCTGTGCCATAAGATAAATCCTAATCGTAAGATATATCTAAATAAGCTTACCGGTACTATTAACAGACGTGGAACGGGTGGATATTCTTATGTCCATACGTGTATTGATTTTATGCCTCGGAACAAGTATTTCCATCTCTATATTTCTCCGGCGTTGAACAGGGAGTGTAGGTTGGCTATGGAATCAGGTAGGAGATATAAGTTCTTGTACCGGGAGGTTGAATCGGAGAGTAAGGTATTTGGAGTTAAATGGGTTTACAAACTGTAGAAGTTTTTGTGATCCAGTTAGCCCGTGAGGGTAGACTGGATTTTTTTTGTATCACGGATTCAAATACATATCTTTGTGCAAAAGACTTAAATATGACGATAAAGGGCTTATTGGCCGAGATCAAGGCCGATTTACATAAATACGATGATAGCGGGGCTATAGATACCTCATCTGTTTATAGGTGGGCTGAGATCGCTTTAAAAAGGTTTGGGGGTGTTATAGCCGTCATGTCCGAGGCGATTGTCAAGACCAGCAACAAACAGGCGGTATTACCTTCCGATTTCTTCGACATGCTTGACGCCTATAGGTGTGAGCCTCTTGTCTGTGAGATTCCGGGGGGCGATAAGGCTAAGGCTGACCTCCAACACGAGATCGGCTGGGTCGAGCGCACCGAGCGTGGGTTCCGTTGGAACTCCTGCACCGAGTGCTGTAAGGAGGAGTTTGAGAAGACGATCACGGAGAGGATATATATCGGGTCTCACGAGGTTCGATTTCATTACCATCATCCCGTAAGGCTGTCTATAGGTCGAGGACTGAGGCGTGATTGCGCCGCCGACAAATATCGGGATAAGTACGATTGGGATAATTATGATATAACTATATCCGGCAATATTATGTATACTGGGTTTGACGGGTTTATTTATATCATATATCGTGCTACGCCTAAGGATGATGACGGTCTTCCATATATACCTGAAACGGCGTTAGGATACCTTGAGGATTATGTTGAGACGTATATTAAGATGAAGATCTTCGAGAACGCCGCCGTTAACGGTTTGATACAAGGGGCTGGTGATGCTTATAAACTATACGCTCAGCAGGAGCCGGGTAAGTTCGCTAGGGCCATGAAAGAGCTTAAGATGTCGATGATTACCTTGAATGATTACCGGGAGCTGGCTGAGGATAATAGGAGGAGGATGCTGTCTTATGAGCGTATGTGGCCCAACGCTTTTGATAAGTATATTAAACTGGTTTAACAAAATACGATGATATGGCTGATTGGATACATTTAGATAAGACAAGTGGTACCGGTCCTGCTGAGGTTAGGGTTACCGCTGATATCAATGAGACTGGAGAGATACGTCAGGCTACGTACAAGGTTATAAAAGAAGGCACCAAGGAGGAGAAGACGTTCGTGTGCAGGCAGGAGTCGGTCCCGGTGGTTATTATCCCGGAGTTCGACTACCTAGTGCTTAGGTATATCTGGGCTGACGAGGACGGCATTGACTTTGACACGGCTACCGGTTTCGATAACACCGGCCTCCCGGATGTTGACGGCAAGCTGGTTGGTTGGAGTAAACAGTACCAGACCACGCAGGAACGGGTAGGTGATTATCTTATCCATGGCGGTGATAACATGGAATCAGGTAATGAGGCTGCCTTAATCCAGATGGGGCCGTTGTTGGATGGTGATAATTACGATAAATTACCTCTTGAGATCAGGTGCAGTATATACGGTAACTGGTATGGTGGTCGTGAGAAAGGTAATGTCACTATCAGGTTCACGGCATATAAGGGCGGTTCTATGGAGAAACGTGGATATGATTTTGTCAATATCGGAGGCGAGGAGGTTTATACCGGTGACGCTCCCACTAACGTATCCGCTCATGGTGAGGATAATTGGCAAAATATAAAGACCTTGTATTCTAAGGTAGGCACGATGATCTATAACAAGGAATCTCGTGACTGTATTATAAGAATAGGTGAATAGATTTTTCTTCTTGACATACTCCCATCACTAAAGCAAATGGGATTCTTGGATACAAACGCAAGAAACCCCGATATTACTATCGCTGGAATTACTCTTGCTTTCCAATTCGGAAATGCCCTTCCGAAGTATATTACGGGCCGCAAGAACATCACGGTCGTTGATAGAATCGCATTTTGGACAACACCATGTGCGATCTCTCAACGACAAGTTTTTATTAACAAACCCGCATTCACAAGTCTTTGAGGAAGGATACCATTTGTCAATCTTATGCACTGTTACTCCATGCTTTGAAGCAACATGCTCAAGTTTGTTGATAAAAGAAGAATGACTGAGATCGGAAATCTTCTTTCCCCACAAACGTTTCATTCCTTCAATGTTTAGATCTTCAATGAAAATATAATCATATTGTTTGCATAATTCATGAGCTAATTTCCATTGAAAATCTGATCGAAGATCGTTTATTTTACGATACGCTTGTTGAAGTTCAAACAGTCTTCTTTTTCTATTATTGAATCCTTTCTTCGCATTAGAAAACTTTCTATTTAGTTTTCTAATCTTGTTTTGATATTGCTTGAAGAATAATGGAGACCCAATTTTGTTACCATCACTTTTAGTTAGGTAAGTTTTCAGACCAAAATCCAATCCTACAGATGCACCATCATATGTCTTTCTGTAAGAGTTTGCAGGATTGTAATCTGTAACTATAATCAAACTAAAACGATAGCAGGTTTCTCTGACTATTCTTATTTGTTTAACATTACCTTCATATGCTCTACTGTATGAAAACTTAAAACGTTTCTTTCCTTTGTTGATTGTAAGGATATTACCGTTTAATGTAAAACCTCCTTGTTTAAAAACAAAAGAGTTGAAACAATCTGATCTTTTAAACTTAGGTGGTCTCTTTGATTTTCTTTTAAAGAAACGATTATAAGATTCATCAAGACGTTCAAGTATTTCTTGTGTTGTTTGAGAATGAAGAAGATTTCTTTTAATTCTTTTAGCAAAATGCTTCTTCATTTTACCAATTGAGATATATTTCCCAAACAGTTTATAGTATCTACGTTGTAGAGCTAAAGCATGATTCCATACAAAACAACATTCACGAAGCATTTTATCAAGATACTTCGTTTTCTTGGAATGATAGATGTTGTATTTGTAGGAAATCATTTTTTTTATTTACAATTTTGATTCAAAATTAATCAAACCAATTCATCCACCTTCTAAAGTATGGTGGTTTTGTTGGTTAAATAATCATAAACACATCGGCTCTCTTGTTCGTGAGGATAGGAGAGTTTTTTTATTTTTTTTAATCCTTCACTTATGACATATTTGATCTTTTATTGCGTGGGAATAATCTAGCTTTGCCGAAAACTAGGATCATGATAACTTTAAATGATGTAAATAACGAACTCCATGTCCGGTTATATATACTGGAGGTGCTTAAGGATTATATAAGAGATGATGATTTCGATGGCCTTGTAGATAAGGCGTTGGATTTTGTCATGGAAGGCGTTTCTATGCCTAAGGCTCCGGCCAAGGATACCACCATGAGTGATATATCAAAGAGCGTTTTGGCCTTGGTAGCGGGTGCTGGATTAGATGAGAGGTTAAGCAAAAGCTCTTTAGAGTTAGCTTATGACAGATGTAAGATGAGGTACGTATTCGATCCTCGGAATCGTGACATACATGGTGTTGTCGTTGGTTATTCCAATGACTTTAATAGTCTGGTAGCTGTGTGTGATGAGGGATCGAAGAAAGGAGTGGACAAAGGATCTACTGATTTTGTGGATGTCAATGAGAGATACGTGACTAACGGTTTCTTTTACATATCTGTAGAGGATGCCGATAAGCAATCGAACTACATGGGTGGAAATTCGTAATTATTATGTTTTTGTGCTTTACCACGAGACGTTTTAAGTGTTTAGTCTTCCTCCTGACTTGTGAAAGTTAGGAGGATTTTTTATATTCGCGTGATTTGAATGTTTTAGCATAATACGTACAGTTTTTGTTAAGATCCGGCGTGTAAGTGATTATCCGCCGGATTTGTTATCTTTGCGAAAAACATAACATCGTGCAGAACAATTCTAACATAGCGGTTCCCGACTCCGGGATGAACAGGGATAAGCATCCACAGGATCTATCCCAGTCTGAGTACAGCTTTGCCTTGAACGCTACCATAGAGGGTGACGATGGAAGCCAGCTTAAGATCCAGAACGAGCCTAGTACCCTTTTATGTAAGCGATTCGATGGCTATAAGGTTATTGGGTATAAGAATGATATAGCTGGTGATAACACTTATTTCTTTCTATCTAATCCGGATGATAATACGTCTAAGATCACGTTCATGCGGTCATTGGATTATATCAAGACCGTGGAGGATCAGCTAGCTGGATCGGGAAAGGACATCCATCGTATCCTTGGCGAGAGGCTTGAGGAGTCGGATGGTCGTTTTGATGAGATATGTGATTTGATGGAGGTCCTGATAGAGGACGGGGTTGATGATCCTTGTCTTAACTTCTCCATCCATCACCCGATATTCGACATAGAGATCAAGGACGAGAAATGCGGGAAGGTGATATACTGGACCGATGGATATAATCCCCAGCGATATGTTATGGTCGATAAGGCTCTTAATCCGGATGATGATGGTGACTTTTGGTATCATTACCATGGGTATAAGACATGTGGGGATGACAAGCCAATAGAGAGGTGTAGGCTGGCCTGCGAGAAGCTGCTGGTGTTCCCGTTGCTGACGGCCCCGTGCGTGGAGCCTGAGGTCGTGGAGTTCGGGGGGAGCCTGCGTGCCGGGACCTACCAGTTCTGCGTGGCGTTGTGCGATGAGTTCGGGATTGAGAAGACCGGATATTGCTCATTGACCAATCCAATCATGTTATTCGATCGTCAAGATATGGTTATCCGCGATGGTTTATGGGGTAAGTCAACCAACATGGGTATCCGCCTTACCGTGTCTAATATAGATAAGCAGGTATCTCATTATAAGATAGGTGTTATACAGAATACGGTTGGGTTTAATGGTGAGCAAAGCCCGGTTCTTGAGTATTTCATAGAAGGTATACATCCGATAACGGAAAGGACTATCTATTATCTTACGGATCAATATAGCGAGCGTACGACCATGGAGAAGTTATCCAAGGAAATACCGGTATATAAGACAGCCAGAGGCATGACGTCTGTCGGGAATCGTCTTCTTCAATACGGCTTGACCGTGGAGAACGAATGGAATCTTCAACCGGTCGTTAACTTCTTGGGTCATTTCGTTAAATGGCAGACATCTATAGCCACGGAGAATTTGTATAAAGACGGTGTGGCTTGCTCTAAATACGCCTCTTTCATGCGTGACGAGGTATATCCGTTGGGTATAAGATTCTTTACCAATACAGGATACAGGACGGCTAGATTCCCGCTTATCCCTCGTCCGGCCACAAGGGAGGAGATGGAGGTTATCGTTGATGAGGACGGTAACTCTGACGACCTGTCGGCTGCGTCGGTGCTGGAGAACAACCCGCAGTGCGCCGGGAACAGCCGCCGTCATCTTTGGCAGTTTAAGAATACGGCAAAGATCATAAACGACCCGTCTTGGGGATTTGATGATTTTGGAGGAGAATGCAAGAATCAGCTAGATGTCAAGCAACTCAGATATGTAGAGCAGGAATATGCCACGGTAGGAGAGACCCAATTCGTTATCAATACGATGGGGGAAGATGTTACGGTAGATGATGCTATTGATTATATCGCTGATAATATAGAGAACCTGTGTGATATCATAGAATCTAATGTAGGTATTACTGACGAGTTATGCGCTGCTATATCATTGCCAGAGGATCAAGACGGTATAAAGGCTCCCGATTTCCCTAGTGGATGTGATGATATCGAGAGGATAGAGACCAGGACTATATTGGATAAAAACTCTTTGGTGGATTCTAGGATTGATTTTACATATAAGCTGGCTAGTGATTATACGGAGACCGAGCCTACCACCTTAATACAAAGTAACGCCGAGTCACAAAGGAAATTCTCTGTATTGTGTGATTTCGATAATTACTCCAGTGGAGGTAAGAATATCATAGATCTGGTTCAGGAATGGCTAGATGGTCAGGATGAGGATAAATTCCCGTCTGATATAGACTCCTCCGCCTTGGTCTTGTGTCAGGATATGTCTAATGTCCGGCAGTTATATGATGAGGGTATATGTACTAATGGGTGTTCGGTAGGTGATCCTCACGTGAATCCTACTATTAACGATGTTCAACTTCCTACATTCCAAGGGGGTAGGTCATTGGGTAAGTGCACATATTTGTATCAATATCCCGGATGGGAAGGAAAGAAGCATACGGAGACGATGCTTGATCAGTTAATGGATACGATGGAGGCTTATTTCCCCCAATATGAGAGTCAGTTTGGTATCGAGAACGCCATGTGTCTTTTTGGCGATGGTGATAATTCTAAGTTTAATACCGGTATAACTACTGACTGGGAAGGTCGTGTGTCTGTGCAGAATGATATTGACGCCAAGACCAATTGGTTCGGTAGAAGTAACTTGACTTATTTCAAGTTCTATCCACATGTATCCTCATACGCCAGATGGGTGGAATTGGATTACGAGAAATACATAAGTGGTTTATCCGATCCTGATAACGGTATTATGTATATAGAGATGATGGGTAACTATAATTATCCGATCGGCGACTCGTCATCATACAATAAGGTTCGTATAACGTTTTTCTCGGACAAGGAAGGTACCGTGGCTCCTAATCCTTTGGCTAATGATGCCAAGAAAGGTGTTATAGTGAATTACGTGGATCATAAGATATTTATGATGCCAAAGTACTTGTTCTGGAATGATGACAAGACTACTTTCCATAAGATATATGTTTGCATCGAGCCTGCGGTATGCGTGTTCTTCACCGGTTTCGCCATGAGGCAGGACATGAAGGAGCTTGCCGGATTCTATACGGCCGGCACCGCCATCTTCCCCGCCCCGTTCTGTTTTGGCATTCGGCCACTAGAGGTGAAATACGTATTCTTCTTCACAAAAGAATTGAAATTAAGGAGATTCGTTACCTATGAGGCGAAATGTATCTCATGTGGGGATAAACCCGCTGATTGCGCTCCCAGACCATATCAGTACGGTGATTTCGGATATTGGGAGTCTACCAATAAGTACCCGGCTAATTTTGAGTTGTATGATTCAAGTAAGATCGGGATATCATCGGGAGGATCAAAGAGGAAGGATATAATAGATTCTTTGACGAAATACTATGGGTCTCCTAAATCCGTTGGGGGTAAGTCTTATTTCACCGGTAATGGGGATAACGCTGAGTACCCCAATACGTCAACCACGTTTTGTCAGAAACCTATACGTCATTACAAGTTTCCGGATAACTCTGTCGCTCCTTTCATGGGTAATCCGTCTCAACTGACCGGTCAATATGGAGTTGACTCCTATATTTATCCTATGGGGGTGATGCTTGATGACGATATCGTTAATGAGTTTCTGGATATAGCGGTAGAGAACGGTCTTATAGATAAGGCTAGAAGAGATTCTATAATAGGATATGAGTTGTATAGAGGCGATAGGACGTTGGATAAGAGCGTTATCGGAACCGGTCTGGCTTATGATATGTTTAAGTACGATGATCCCGACGGATCGGCTAACCTTTATCCTAATTACCCTTACAACGATTTGTCTGATGATATGTATATCTATAAGGATATTAATCGTGAGAAATTTATAACGCATCCGTTTAACAGAAAGGGTAATATCTGGTATTCGTTCTTAAGTCCTGATATTGCCTTTAACAAGCCTGACGCTCCCACCGAGTGCCTTGTTGATGGTTATCAATTAGGTAAATCCTCCGGTATATTCAGGGAGGTGGAGGATCACCCTAAATGGACGATATTAGGGAGCAAGGCTTACAGTATGGCAACGTCATTGGCTACGGTGGAGGCTATGGCTAATTTAATATCCGCTATAGCTGAGTATACATATCAGTCGGCTTCACAGCAATATGTCGGTGGAGGCGTGTTCTTTTTAGCCAACCCTGTCGGCATAGCGCTGACGGCTATCCGTCTGGCTACGGGTATCGCCAAGGCCACAGCCCAGTCCGTGGTGGATATAGGCAAGTATAGGTATCAGTGGTTAACGGCATTGATAGATAGGGGACCTAGACGGAACTATGCTTATTACTATACTTCTGTCGCTCATTATAATTTATTTTACCAAAAAATAGGGGAGTCAGAGTTACGTGGATTGTCAACGGCTAAATATATCAAGAGCGGGTTATATCCGGTAACAGATATCTCTTCGCAAGGGGAGACCGTAGGCGGTAAGCCTATTATCATAAACAACCTCGATCGTGAGCATTCATTGTTCATGTCATTTGGTATGGATAAGTATATGCTTGAATATCCGGAGTTGGTTTCAAGTTACGATACCAGCCGTATTCAGGATGAGTGTAATATTCGTAACGATGAGGTGGCTGGTATGACGCCTCATTTTATGACACGTGAATCTTTCGTATCCTGCCCCTATATGAGGATAAAGAAATATTCTCCGGCTCAATACGGGCAGATAGAGGATATCAGGTGGGTATCGTTAGGTGGTTGCGGGTTGATGGATGAGGATAAGCGTAAACCTGTTTTTGGAGGTGATGTATTTATATCAAGGTTCTCGCTTAAGAGGAAGATGCCTATGTTTTATTTGACTCAGTTTGGTCAGGGGGACATGATACCATTCCCTTATTATGATTATCGGAACATCGGGTATCCACGTTATTTCGTTAATTACGATACCGGGGAGGATTATCTTAATAAGACCGATACGGATACCGGATCGCTATACTCTTTCCCTAGCCGGAAGAGCGCTTATGAGATGGTTTGCAAGACCGGAGATATGTATCTTAGCGGTCGTTTCTTCCTATATTTCTATGGCATACCTCAGTTTCTTGTGGAGTCTGAGATCAATTGCAATTTCCGTATAGCCGGTCCTGAGCCTTACGAGGGGTTCTATCCGGAGGTGGGGGATTATATATCATGGACTCAGGAGCGTAATGTCCCTATATCAAGGGGTAATGTGTTTAAGATGAGTCCTGTGTATAAGAATCGATTTACGTTAGGTGGCAGGTCATTACCAGAGACGTATGATAGCAATTTTTGGGACTGCGCTTACCAAAGACCCAACGGCGTCATATGGAGCACCGCCGACGTGTCGGAGAACGGCATGACCGATCCTTGGCTGTCGTACAAGCCTATGGATTACCATGAGTTCAAGACCTCGTTCGGAAAGCTTATAAGCATGAAGGGAATAGAGTCGGATCAAATACTAGCTCGCTTCGAGAATCAGGTAGGACTATATAACGCTATAGACGTGCTGGCAGAAAGAATATCCCCGGAGAATAGCGAGCTAGGGACAGGTGGGCTTTTCGCCTCTCGTGGCATTGAGTATAATAATACGACGTTAGGATATTCCGGGACCCAGAGTCGGGATATGATCAGTTGCGAGTTTGGGCATTTTTGGGTCGATTTAAGGCGTGGTCAGGTGTTTAAGGTAGATTCTAATGGTAGGAATCTTACGGAGGTCACACCGGGGCTTAGAAACTGGTTTAAGGAGCATCTTCAGATGAAGATCATCCGTAGCCGGATATATAACGCTGATACGGACGCTGAGTTGTCTTATTATGATATTGATAACAAGTTTTTTGGTATAGGGTTGTCCATGGGTTGGGATAATAGGTTTAAGAGGGTTCTGATAACCAAGAAAGATTATATACCGGTAGGGAATCCGAGCGAGTACCAATTCCGTGGCGGCCGGTTCTACAGGAACGGACAGGCGGTGGAGTTGCAGGACACCAGCCATTTCACGGACGTCTCGTTCACCGTTGGGTATAACTGCCTGAAGGGTGAGTGGAAATCATATTTATCCTACACCCCTGATTATTATATCGAGCACCAGCATTATTTCCAGTCCGGAAAGAACTACTCAAGTGAAAGTCAGGAGATAGGTTTATGGTCTCATGGTTTGACCAACCAATCGTATCAAGTATTTTATGGTAAGCTATATCCGTTTGTTATAGAGGTTCCGGTACGTGAGCAGTACGTGAATAAGATCCTCACCAACTACCAATATCGGATGGATGCCAGAAGATATCAGGATGAGGTTAATTACCAAATTCTTAGGACTACTGGATTTAATAAGGCATGGTTTTATAATGATACCAACAACAGCGGTGAGCTTCGGATGGTTATCGCCGACAAGAACGATATGAGCCAGCGGTTAAGGTATCCTGTAACCAATGACGATAGCCGTGAGATACTGGTGACGGAGGTTGATCAGAAGATAAATATAAATGACTATTTTAACGAGGTCAAAGACGATACGAACAATCTTCCGATATGGGTTAAGGATGTGAATGACATTGACCGGAAGATCGACCCCAGGGCTGTCGATTATCACCGGAGGTGGCGTGATCGTCTTCGTGGCGATTGGTTCTTGGCAAGGTTCGTGAATGACATTGAGAGTCGGTTCAAGATGATAGTTCGTTGGTTTAGCAATGAGGAGAAAGTTTATTGATTTATTAACATATAGGGGGGGGGTATTTTGCCGCCTCTCCCTTGTATATTAAAACGATATGGAAGATTTTATTGGTAAGTACGATGGTAATCAAATAGACAGTAGACTTGATAAGGTCAAGGATATGGTTGGCGCCACGGCGTCCGGGGCTGGCGCTGCGGGATTGGTGCCGGCTCCTGCTAAGGGGGATGAGGGTAGGTTCCTTTGTGGTGATGGTACGTGGAAGGACGCAGTAGCTAAAAGTGATGATGAGGATGCTTTTTTAGCTATCATCTCACAGCTTGCAGGAGATAAATCTACTACTTTGCCTCAATCTCAATATAATACTATAAAGTCGTTGTTTGATGGTAGTTCTACGTCCAATGTCAGGATGATAAGACCTAACAATTCTTTTGTGGAAGCGTTAGGTGGCGTGAATATTAATGATTTGATGGTTTTTAATGATCAAAGGAATGATTGTATCACTATTTATATCAGCGCTTCAAATAATCCCCTTAATATGGGATTTTTAGATGTATCTATATCTGTTTACCCTAATTTGAATGTTGAATATATTAATTCTTCTTTAAATATAGCATCATCAGATAACACTGAGATAGTTATTGTAAGGTCTTTTGGGAATACAGAAGATAATATAGATTTTGATAATCAGCTTCATCTTAAGTTGAAAGGGATTGGGAATAAAGCATTGATGGATAATGGGTTATATCAGGATATAAGAGGTATAGACATATCAAGTTATCTATTACAACCTGGTACTATTGATATAGTATCATCTATAACCAAATCAAAATATGATGATATAAAAAGTTATATTCTAAATAATGATCATATGTATCTTTCCCGGGTGATATCTGATTCCGGTTTTACGACGGCTTTTAATTCAGATATCATAGCAAGTTATATTTATGATGCCGCTTATTTGGTATTTTTTGATTCGAATTCTTCAAAAATAAGTAAGATAAAAATTAATTATGATACTTATGAGGTAAGTACTATTGAACTTTAAATATTTGATGTTATGGCAACAGGGAAAGCTAGCGGTAAGAAGAAGGGCGAATGCCCGAAGTCAGGATGCATTAAGAAAGTAGGGAGTAATTGGCGAGTGGTTAGCAACAAGACCGGTAAATTATGGCCGGCCAAGTACAAGTCGAGGGATTCGGCTAAGAAAGCCTTAGCGGCTTATCATATGCATTGATGGTATAGGCGGGTAGATGATATGAATCATGTATCCGCTTACTGTTTTAATCTACATGCTATTATGCCTATCTTTGTGAAAAACATGATTTATGGCTAAGAAAGATAAGAAGGAGGAAATCCCTTCATGGATAAAGGATTTGTATAAGGAAGATCTTGATCGTGTCGTAAGAGGCGAGCGTCCTATGTATTTCAGGGGTATGGATGATAGTCCTTTGAGAAACGTGTCCCCGGAGTTTGATATCCTTAGCGGAGGAGCCGCAGTTAAAGGCATGAATGGGATAAGAGGTACGTTGTCCCCGTTGAATAACGGTATGGGTAATTATAATTTCAGCCTCAGGGGTATAAATAAGAAGATAGGTGAGCTGGTTGATGAGGCGGGATTATATCTACCTGAGAAATTAAGACCTGTATATCGGACTGTGGTGGATGCTATGTCGAGTTCCAAGGATAAGGGGTTGGGTCATATCACGCAGCCGTTGGCCAACGCCCTATACCCAGCGGACGAGCGGCGGAACCGGCGCATGGACGGGGAGCATCCCGTTGGTTACGTGGATGCCATAGACGGTATATGGTCCAGAGAGAAATATGGGCTATGGGGAGAGAAGATGGATAAGAAAAAAGGGGGTGGATATGTGGCTTCAAGGGATAACACCTCCGTTGGATCTAGTGGCATAAATCTTAATACTGAATATGGTAAGAAGATAAATGATGGAGTTGACATTACCGAGATTATAGCTGGAGGTATCCCTATTATTGGGGATGTTATGGATGTGAGAGATTTTGTGGAGTCATCGAAGGCTGGGGATGGTTTAGGAATGACATTATCAGCTTTAGGGCTATTCCCGGTATTAGGTGAATTTTTTTCTTTCGCTAATAAAGTAAAGAAGATTCCTCTGCCAGAAGATAAACGTAAATTGTATGATTTTCTTGTAGATAATGATCTTGTAGATAAATATGTTCATGATGAACCTTTGGTTAGGGATTTTTTTAACAAGGATGTCCATGAGAGAATTTCAAGGAATTATAATGATCTTCCTGATTCTTATAAGGCGGCTGTGGATTTGATGATTGATAATGGTGTTGATCTCCAAAATATAAATGATGTGTCTAACAAGCATATTAAGGATAAGATAGATTCTATGCTTGATGATAATGGGAAACGGTTGGAAGAAGCTTACAATCTAAGGGTATCAGCGGATTCTGATTTTGATGATTTTAGATATGAGGTATCCTCCGCTTTGGATAATAGTAATGCTAAAGGGTTTTATACTAGTAAATACAATAAGGTTGTTACTAGGAGTGATGAGAGTTTATCTAACCTATCTCATGAGTTTAGACATAAATATGATTCAAGTAATAATTATAATAAGATTTATTTATCCGAAAATGATAAGTCATTATTAAAAGACGCTTATAGGGCTAAACCAAACTCATCAAGTGATGAGATATCAGAGAAAATAGCTTTTAATACTCAAGCTAGATTTCGCTTGTGGAATAAATTTTATAATACATATGGAAGGACTCCATCTGTTGATGACCTTGATAAGTATATCGATAGCATGGATGAGATTGATGTGTATAACCTTGTGAGTGGTATAGGTAGCAATTATGCTGGTGATTATTCTAATAACATGCTTGGAGCTACTGGAGAGGTATTGAAAGAATCATCGGATAAAATAAAAAAAGCCATTAAAAACGTTCCTGCTATTTTGCCGGCGGCTATAGTTGGTAAAATGTTGATGGATGATGATAAGGAGAAGAAAGATAAGGGCGGGTCTGTAAGCATAGGTAGGGCTTATGGAGATGGTAAATATGTAATTGATCCTGATAGATCAGAGGATAATAAGATGGCTGTGTATGATGAGATATGGGATTATCTGACCGATAAGAAGGGGATACCACAAACTCAAGCTATCGGCATCCTATCGAACATCGCCGCCGAGTCCGGAGGGGACACCGATGCCCTAGGAGCCGCCGGTGATTTTGGCATCCAACAATGGCTTGGACCGAGGAAGAAGGAGCTACAGCGCAGGTATGGGAAGAAACCGACATTGACACAGCAGTTGGATTATCTCGTGGATGAGTATCAAGGCAAGGTCCCGGGGTTAGGTTGGAATTACATCAATCAAGGAAAGTTTTTCGACAAGGACGCTCAAGGTAATGTATATAATTACTATATGTATTCTAAATCGGATTTCGATAACGCCGTCAACTACAAGGACGCTACCGTGGCATGGAATCAAGGATACGGTAGGCCTCTTGGATCGACCTTAAGAAATGAGAAGAGATTTGAGTTCGCTGATATGTTCGCTAATAGGTATGGTGTCCCGGAGAACGAGCCAATGAGATACGAGTTCGGACAGCGGGATTCGGGCACGGGGGACGGAGGTCAGCAGCCCGTACCTGAGACGGTAGCCCCTGCCGATCCTTCTTTGGCTTCCCGCTCTTCCATGGATAGCTGGTGGGAGAAGGAAGGTCAAGACCTGTTATATAAGATGCTAGCTCAATCAGGCGCCAACAGGAAAGCTATAGAGGATATCGCTAATAACATCAAGAACGATCCCCAATCAGAGGCGCAGATAGCGGAAGCTGAGCGTATGCGTAGGGAGCAGGCGAAAAGGCAGTTGGTGCTTAATATGATACCGGGGTTGATGCTGAATATAAAGGGTATGAGCAGAACTCAGAATTAATGCTATATTTGCGAAGTAATTAAACGTTTTAGATATGAAAAGATTGTTATTTTTATTTGCTATGTTATTGACGCCGTTCGCTTTGATGGCGCAAGAGGTAATCCCGTCAGAAGGGACTATCACCATTGATCTAACTACCTTTACCGGCATCATGGCTTTTGTCACGATGTCAGCTACGCAGTTAGCCAAGGTAGTGCCGTATATTGACACCCATAAGTGGGCTAAGATCCTATCGGCTGTGGTTATTGGGATGTTGACATGTATCTTGGCGTGGTTTCTTCAGGTATCACCGTTGTTGGTAGGTAGTGAATGGTGGGAAGTCCTGCTTTATGGGGTGGCTGTTGGGTTCAGTTCCGCTGGCTTCTATGACCTAGTAAAAGCAATAGGTTCGTTGTTCGTAAAAAGAATTTAGTACTGTTCAATAATTACAATATGTTATAAATTGAATTTCATTGTTTTATAGTTTGTAATTGTGTATTTATTATTTATATTTGTGCGCCTATCTACTCATCACGAGCGGGTAGGCGCACTTATTAATTTAAAAGCATGATAAAAGTATGAAAAGTAATTTGATTTTGCAGTCAGAAAGTCGAGAATTGTTGGGTAGAAATATCTCTGTTATGTCCAAGGATGGGTTTGTGTGTATAACGGAGGTTATGGAGGCTTTAAATGAAAAACGCAAATCCATGGGATTAGAGTCGAGGAGACTTGATCATTTGTTCTCCACAAATGGTTTTCAGGAAAAAATGAAGGCTCTTGTTAAGGAATTGAGTATAAGCAATATATGTACTGTAGGAAATCTTACAGTACAAAATTATGTATTGGAAATCAATAAGATAACTGATCTTAAAAAATACGGCATGGCTTACCGAAGAGGGAAGGGAGAAGGGCAGAAATGGTATGTCAATCCGTATTTTTTTGTTATGGTAGCATTGGAGTTGGATCCAGAAATATATGCCAAGGTGATAATATGGCTACATGATGGATTTATAGAGGACAGGAATGCCGCTGGAGAAGCTTATATTAAAATGAGTTCATCTGTAGCTAGATTGGTTAATGATAAGAGTCAGTTGTCTGATAGGATATCAAGAGTTGCTAAGGCTATTAATTTTATAGTGTTTAATAAACATGAGAGTGGGATAAGAAATATGGCCACAAAGAATCAGTTGAATGATATAGTGGCTATAGAGAATGTTATTACCGGCATTATAGATGGAGGCTTTATAGATACTTATGATAAGCTTATAGACTATCTTGGGCATGAATGGAAGAAAAAATGGGGTAATCCTGTTGCGGCTTTAAAATATTAGTATTAAAGAGACTCATCGTTATATAAATGGTGAGTCTCCGTTTTTTTAGATTATCTTTGTGTCAGAACGAAATTAATTTGATATGGGCAAATATGTAATCAAGAGGAAGATACCTAAATATCAAGATGCAGGGGAAGTTGATCCTGTCATGCCTGGTAATGTTGTTGGTCTTCAGGGTATTGGAGTGGAGCCTTTGGTTTCGTCTACCCAGATAGGATTTGATATTCAGCAGCCTGATATTAATACCATTGATACAAGTGATTTGAACGCTTTGGTTGACAGTAATAAGAAGGTTGATAAGTCTGGTAGTACGGATGTTTTTGATTTTACCACTATCCCTTACTATGGTGCTGATGATATAGGATCTAGGTTCACTCAGATGGGTCGTGGTATAGGACGTATGAGAAGCGAGGGATATGGCGATTTATCCACCGGGGCTAAAACAGCTAATACGATAACTACCATAGCCTCGGGAATTAGTGGTATCATGGGGTTGGCTCGTAACGTGGTTTCTGGGATAGCGTCAGAGAAAGGTACTCGTACCAATATTAGGTTAGCTCAGGAACGTGAGGCTAGGCAAAGAAGGCAATCCCAAATGCAGTACAAGGATGGCGGGGGCGTTTATCTAGGACCTAATAATAGGTTTGATAGCGGAAGCCTTACCGGTGAGTATCTGTATCCGTTACCTAAGTCGATGGAAGATCAAGCCAACGTAGAGGTCGAGAAGGGTGAGTACGTGACGCAGCCCGGAGAGGCGCCGATGGAGGCTATGGGGCAGAAGCACGCCGATGGTGGAACCCCCGTTTCCTTGGAGCAGGGAACGAAGGTTATTACCGACGACACAACCATAGAGCCGGATTTCGCTAAATACATCAGAGATACGTATGGGATCAAAGCCACGCCTAAGGATACGTATGCTACGTTAATGGATAGGTATAAGGCTAAGATCGGTCTTAAATCGGCTTACGATGATCAGAAAAAGGCGCTGGAGAAGCTGAAGAAAAACGATAAGATAGATGACGAGAATACAAGGCGTTTAAACGCCTCCGTATTATCTAAGGCTATAAATGATAGTAACGATACCGTTAATGGCTTAGAGGGAAGGTTTACGGACTTCGCTAATGTCATATACAAGGAGCAGGAAGACCGGAAGATGAAGAAGGATGAGGATACGTATTTCGCCAAGGGAGGTGAGATAGATAACATCATATCCAGATCCATGAAAGAATACGGTCTTACGGAGGAGGATATAGCTGAGGCTAAGAAAGAGCTGCTTAAGAAAGTGGCTGGTATTCGCCAGAAGATGGAGATAGGAGGCACGTCTTTGTTCGGTCGTAAATTAACTTTCCGCCCGATCGAGAATAGGTTCAACAATGATCCTAACTATTTCGGTTATCAGCGCCAAGGAACTGATGGCTCTTATGGAGGTATTAATACGGATGAGAGGTTGAATTATTATAAGACATTCAATCCGGTCGCTTACGATGCTTATATGGGAGCTTCAGAGGGCACTAGGGCTAGGGCGTTGCAAGACGCCATCTACGGTCAGACAAGTAGCTGGATGGGCTTGGCTACGGCTGAGAACCCGATCATCGCCAACGCCGAGGCGCTTCGGGATTACACGACGCTCGTTTCCTTTGGCGGTGAGGATAGTCAAGGTAATTACCCGGAAGACAAGAGAGCCGCATATCATGATAGGATGAGAGACAATAAATTAGGTTTGTTTACCACATCTCGCCCTATGATCGGTCTAGACGTTGTTACAGAGGAACAGCATAAGGCTCTTAACGATGCCGGTATCACCCATTTTAGCCAACTGTTCTCTGATAAGAACAAGGATGTCGTTAATAAGATACTTGGCGAGGATATGCTTAAGATGCAGGCATTGAGATCCATGAAGGGAATGGAAGGTCTTGATTTTATACTTGACCCTCATAAGGTGGATCCCGGTCCTATGGATATAGGTGATGTGGAGAATCCTGATGTTAAGCTGGATATGCCTGAGCTGATTGATTCTAATACACTTCCTAAAACCAACACAAATGCCGGTAAGTCGAACGGCGGCAATGGAGGCAGGAATATAGTAGGTGGTGGTCTTGACTTTCCTGAGGTGTTCAGGATGACTCCGGGAGCCGTGACAACGGAAGGTCTGGAAAGACATTACGCTCCTACCGTGGATCCGGTGTTGAGATCGGCTGATCAGTATATGGTTGAGGCTAATCGTGCTTTCCAATCACAATTGGATCAGATGGGTAATGTCCCGGATTCCCAGAGAGGGGCTTTATCATCCAACTTACAGGCTATCATGAGTTCCAATATAGGTAGATACATTAATGAGGTAGAACAAGGGAACGTGGCTCAAAGGGCTTGGGCTGATAATGTAAACGCCCGTACTTGGGCTGATACGTATGATAAGAATATAGCCCAACGTCAAGCTTACCAGCAACGGATATTGCAGGGATTGGCTATAAATGACGAGAACTGGGCTAGGTATTTCGATAGCGTAAATGACGAGATCCAACAGAAGTGGAATACGGCTACGACCATGAATACATTAAGGTCTATATTCGGGGATGTAAAGATTGGTCCTAATGGACAATTAATCGCTGATCCTCAAGGAGATATATTGAGTTATAGGAGATTATATCCTGCTCAGGAAGTAACTAAAGGCAAGAAAGGATAAAGGATGGCTTCACAATATAGTATATTAAGGAATTACGGCAAGTATGTATCGCCCTACAACATGGATGTCATGATGCAGGGGATGGGGTACATGCAGCAGAAGATAGATACCAATCGGCAGGCTATAAACGAGTATGCTGATTATATTATCAATTCTGACATTATAAAACCTCAGGATAGGGAATATCTTCAGAATAGGTTAAATGGGCTGATACAGGACGTGAATAACGTGTATCGTAAATCTAATTTGGCTTCCGACGGTATAGCCAGAAGCATACAGGCTCGTCTTGGAGAAGCTCTGGATACCCGTGTGTTGAATGCTATTTCCGGTACTAGGGAGATCCGGGCTTTTAGCGAGAAGATGGAGGATATGAAGCTGAACAATCCCAAGATGTATAGTCCTATAAACGAGGCTGAGGCTTTTGCGGATGCCGTGGCTTGGATGAATGACGGTCAGGTAGGGACACGTCTTAATCCTATACATTATACCCCTTATACGGATTACCACGCTGAGATTGATGAGAAGATGAAGAATTTCATCTCCCTTAACAAGGGGAAGAAAGTCAATGTACCGGTGACTGATGCCAATGGCAACAGGACGGGCGAGATGCGTGAGATGTATATAGATGAGATGAGTTACGCTCAGGTCAGGGATATAGCCATGGCTTCTATATCTGAGAACGGTAAGGCTCAGATGCAATTAGAGGGAAGATATATGGCTAGAACGAATCCTGACTTATTTAATGTTCAAAGCACCTCAGATTTCCTTAAAGGGTATATTGATGATTTCAGTGTCAAGGAAGAATCCATACGAGCCAAGCTAAAGGGCGTTGGCAATGACAAGGCCAAGAGGGCTAAGTTGGAGTCGGAGATGGCGGATATTATCAAGCAGAGAAATGATTTCGTGGAGGAGGCCGAGGGCGTTATCGGTAGCAACTACAGCCCGGAGCGAGCCGGCATGTTCATGGTACGACAGCAGTTCCTTCGTGGCGTCGGGCTGAGATGGTCTTATAATAACTCATACGAGACGTTGGGTGTTGATGATTATTATTTCAAGGCTAATCAGCAGATGATGGAGAGAGCTAAGTTTAATGAGACAAAAAGGCATAATCTAGCCATGGAGAAAGCAGCGTTGATGAGAGCCAGCAAATCGGGCAAGTCGGAGAATGGAGGTGGCGGAGGTGATGACACGACCGGGCCTACCGTGGTTACCAAGAGCGCAAACCTTGACGATGTGAGCATAAGCGATGAGTTCATGAACGGGTTCATAGCCAACGAGAAGGCGGTGACTACCGGCATGGGTAATTTCGTTAAGTCATTATCAGATGACGCTAGAAGGAAGATCGACGCATGGGCGTCTGATCCTGAGAATAGTAACGTGGTCAAGGATATGGATAACGATCAGGTTATCATGGCTTATTTCAAGGCTAATGGAGGGTCAAGGAATGAGCTACTTGATTACAATGGTCAGGATAGTCACCTGAAGCTTCTTGGGTTAAATACCCAAAGAGGGAAGTATAATAAGATCAATGATGGATTTAATAAGGCGGAGAACGCTGTTTTGGATGGCGTTGACGCTATAGTCGAGAAAGAGGCTAAATCTTTTGATGGATCAGGCATAGATGTTAGTTACGGGTTTGGGACATTCAATCTTGGGGATATCAACAACAACGGTGATAAGGTTTTTGATATAGATGGGATAAATGATATAACATTGAATGATTGGGCTAAGCTGTCCGCTTATAGCTCTTTGCTAAATGATAATATAAACGTCGTTAATAGTAGCATTCAAGGAGAAGCTCCATATGTGTCGGTGGATTCAGGTCAGTCAAGTATTCTTTTGGATCGTGTAAATAATCTTATGGGAACATCTTTTTCTCTTGATGATATTGAGTCTATAATGTCTCTTGCCGTATCTGGGGCTAACAAGAATAGGCATATCGAGGAAATAAAAGAAAGGTTTGCTGGGGATAATAGAGCGATCGCTGTCGCTACCGCTATATATGACGAGGCGCATAAAGAGAGAAATGATTTATTAAGACATAAATGGAGTCGTGGAGATTTAGGCAGGATCGCTGATGACGCTAAGCGCGCTGGCGAGGATTACTTGAGACAATATCGTCATGAGTACGCCGAGCGTGAGTATATCTTCTCCGGCGATTATCCGTCTAAAAGCCAAGCCGAGTATGATTATATAAAGATTAGTGACCTGTTCACCCGTGGTGGCGGTTTTATCCCCAAGGATAAGGATAATGCCAATACGAAGATAACGTTTACCATATCCCCTATAGGTGATGGTAATTATCAGATCATTGGCAATAATGGAGGTGATGGTCGATCTGTTGTTGAGGTAAGCGGGGCTGATCTGGCTGCGAATGGACTTACTTTCTACAAAGAGGATGTAAGCATCCCGTCCGAGACCTATGATTCCGGTGTCGTACCCATATCTTTCGCCAGCTCAAGCAACAACGCTTATGGGAAGATGGCTAAGTCATTGTTGGTAGCTCCATTCGCTTACGCTAGCGGGGCCAAGGACACGGTAATGCCTTATATAGATATGTTTACGAATATAAATGACGGTAATATCAGGAAGAATCAGATGATGATCGCTACTGACGTGTTGTTCGATAACGCTTCTATGTACGAGTTAAGGGCTTCCGGATATAAGTATAATAATGGTTCTTCTGGGATAAATGTTGATATATATAGCAAAGGAGGGGCTAGAGAGGGTAATACCCCGTTGTATTCAATTGATCTGGATGGCGTTAACTATGCTGATGAGGTAGCAAGGAAGATCGACTTCTGCCCGCAGTATTATTTGGTCATGGCATGGCAACAGATACTTAGCAAGGAGAATGAGGTGTATTGGAGGAGCGAGGGAAGATCTACTACTGATGATTTCGAGAGCTTCATCTCGCCCATAGCTGATATGATTGATCAGGAGATAAGAAACAGGAATAACGGAAATAGTGGAAATAATGGAAACAATGGAAATCTATAATAATACCTCTAACGGAAAGGATCTTGCCGAGAAGTACAGATATCCTACCATAAACGTAGATAATATAAAGGCTATTGGTACGGATCCCTATGATATACCGGATCGTGACCTGCCTCTGGTATTGGATCCGTATTCCGCTTCCGAGAGATCAAAGTCCCAGATACCGTCATTGTCGGAGAGGATCAAGAATACTGTTAAGACAAATTATTATGATGATATGAAACATATGTCCCCATTAGGATATATGGCTTCTGATCAAAGCTATAAGGGCAGGTTTAATCTTACTGGTCCGGAGATATCGTTGGAGGATTCAAGGTATCGACTTAGTAGCGGTACTTGGATACCTAAATACGAGTCTTATATCCCCGGTGTAGATAACGACACACGTTTATCTAGGAGTCAAGGTAGGACTGAGAAATGGATGAGAGGTTTGGGGAAATTTGTAGGTAAAGCCGCTTTGTATGGATTAGGTGGTGTTATTCAGCCTTTTTATGGTATTTACGCCGGTGTATCCAGAGGTAATTTTAACGCTGTTTTTGATAACGATTTCACGAGATGGTTGGATGATCAGGACAAGAAGATGGATTACGGTCTTGCTCATTATTACAATCGTGAGGAGCGGGATATGAATTTCCTTCAAAGCATGACCACGGCTAATTTCTGGTCTAACGATTTTTTATCCGGTCTTGCTTTTACCGCTGGAGCCATGTTATCGTCAGCCGTATATTCCGGCGCTGGATTGATGAACTTAGCTCGTACGGGAGCTAGGACGGGCGTGGTTTTGGCTAGGATAGGCAAAGCGGCTTCGGATACCAAGAAAGCGTTCGGCGTCTACCTTAGGGCCGCCCGTACGGGACGGAGGATAGGCAAGGGACTGGACACCCTCGCTTTCCTTGGCACATCTACCTCGTGGGAGGCGTCTGTCGAGGCCAGAAGCATGCTGATGGAGGCTGAGGAGAATTTCAGGCAGTCTTACCGTAACGCTTATGGAAGGGAAGTCCCATATGAGGAGCTTATGAAGTTCAGAGCTGACAATGCCAATGCCGCTAATGCCGTATTTGCCGCCAACGTCGGCATATTGTCATTATCCAATATAGCTATGTTCGGCGATATGTTCGGCATGGATCTTGGCGTGGATAAGTTTATAAAACGCAATATATTTGGCGTAGGGGCTGAGAGGATGGATAACGGTATGTTAAGAACCATAACGCCAAAGAAATGGCAGAAAATAGCCGGGAATACGTTCAATATTATCAAGCGTCCAGTGTCAGAAGGTCTTTATGAGGAAGGTCTTCAGGGAGTGGCTAGTAAGTCCGCCAAGGATTGGGTAGAATCAAGATACAATCCTATGGCTATCCGGCAGAATATAGGCTATATGGAGGCTATAAAGAATGGGTTCAAGGAGACGTACGGGTCTAGCCAAGGATGGAAGGAGATCGGTATCGGTATGATTATCGGATCGATTATGGGTGGAAAGACTATTGGGGGTATAAAGGAATGGAGCCAAGACATGTCCCGGAACAAGGGGATGGTGGAGGCCTACAACGCCAATGCCGGCGCCTTGACCACCGCCGCTGTCCGTGCTATTCGTGGCAGTATGGCTCTTAACGCTCAATTATCTGGTGTAGACACATCGTACGAGAGTGATGGTAGGATCATAAATAAGGATTTTAGTGACGCCGTATTCAATCGTCTCCGTTATGATTCGGAGATGGGGATGTTGGATGATACCAAGGAGAATTTCAGGACGGTAGTCGAATCTATACCTAATAGCGATATAGCGTCCGATATGAATATGACGGATGAGCAGGTTAATGAGTATAAAGCCGATCTTGTCAACGAGTTTAATAAGAAGGTGGATAATTTTACCATGGCCAATAGGTTCGCCGACTCCCTTACCGATGGTATATCCAATAGGTCGTTTAACGCCTATATCTCCAATATGGCTTATAATGGCCTTGAGGCGAAGGATAATTTGAACGATATAGCCAATCAGTTAAGAAGGATATACAATACGGATATAGGTCCCGCTCTTGATATATATTCTCGTCTTAATCCTGATTCGAGCAGGGATCTTGAAGAATTAAGGAAGCTTACGGATGATATACAGAGGATGGAGAAGAATATCTTGAGGCTTCAACAAAGTGTCGCGTCGAAGGACGCTCTTGAATCTGATAAGGCTAGGTTGGTCAAGGAGAATGATAGGCTTCTTAAATTAACAGAGGATAGGATCGCATTGGAGAGGAAATTAACTACGTTAATTAACTCAGAGGCTGATATATCTAAGTTGTTCTTAAATAGAAATGATTCAAGGATCAGTGCCGCTGATCTTATGGCGGCTTATGATACTATAGCTGATTTTGAGAACGTCGTATCTATCCGTGGGGTTGATAATTATAAGGAGGCTATGGCATTGCTTAGTGAGTATCGTCATAATCTTGTGGCTTATAAGAATATAAACGAGTCTCTTCGTCGTATGCGTGACAGAAGATTCATCCGGGCGCAGGAGCGCGGGTTCATGAAGATATTATCGAACGTATGGGGTAAGACTTATGAGGAGGATGATAGCAAGTATGATTTCAGGAATACTGATAATCCTGATGCCAATGATCTTTACGCCAACGACCAAGCTATAGACAAGGCTTACCAAGATGGTCTTATAGGGGAGGATGAGGCATTTATGTTCAAGACATATAATCATATGATAGCCAGATCTATGGAGAACGAGATTAAGACCGATGAAGGTAATATAGTCGAGAGGGTTCCTGATGATGAGGATATCATAAATCCTTCTGAAGATAGAATCAATAATATAGCTATAAAGATATGGAACGGTAATGAGGATGTCTTATCTCCTAGGGAGAGACAGATATATGATAATAACAAGCCTCGTGTCGATAGTCTAGTTAACGGGTTTGGGGATAATCCTATTTCAAGGATCAATAAGGCTAGATCGATAATAGATAGATTGAAGATCCATGATAATATTTATGATAATATCAAGGACGCTGTTGATGATATTGTAGATATGAATATCAATGGTCTTGATCAGGATCAGATCAAAGAAGCTATAAAGACTTATAATGATCTTATGAATGAGGCTGACAATGGCAATGAGATTGATCAGGATAAGCTTAATGAGGCTATTGATATTATCAATAACTATTCTGATGATCCTCTTCTTCAATTCGTGGAATGGATGAGGTTGTATGATAATGGAAGTATAGCTGTCAAGGATTACGATAAATCCATACCTATGGGTGATGTCCTCACAGAGAGCGAACCCGGGACATCCACCGGCAGGACGGAAGTTAACGCCGCCCAGAACCCGGTGGTGTTGATGGCCCAGAAGAGAGAGATCGGTGGGGTCATGTATTATGAGGTTGGCGGAATGAGACTTGACAGGTTTATGGACGGTCTTGGGCTTAAAAGATCTGATGCCACTGATACTGATAATGGAAGGGTGATGGATTTCACCAACGGAACCGACATATTTACTGTTATAGAGTCAGATAACCACTCAAGATGGATGATTAGCGAGGATGACGCTCAGGCTTTCGAGAACGCTACTGGTGTCATATTGGGGCGGCAGACCGCCTTATCGACCTCCAACTGGTTCATGGTGTATCGCAAGGGGCAGGATGGATCTATTGTCCCTTATTATACGGGTGATACGTTTGGATCTAACAACGAGTCGGTGAATCAGGAAGCAGCGGCTAGCCTCCGCAAGGGTGATATGGTAAGGTTTAAGATGGATATGTCAGATCCATATACCAAGGAATTGTATGATAAATACAATAGTCTTAACGCCGTTGACCCTAATTCTGATGAGACTAAGTCGGCTTACCGAGAGCTGGTTGATAATATGGTTATTAAGATCGTGGATAGCGACGGCAATTTCGTCTCGGTACTGAAAGCCAATGACCCGGATTCAAAAGGAAGTAACGCTGATTTAAGGAGTATGGCCTTTGAGTTATATAGGGATAATATAGGATCTGTTACTGGCGAGATTGATATACCGTTCGTAGGTACAGTTACCAGTGTTTTGCCGGGAAGACCTAATTTTAGCGTAAGTGATGATAATGGTACGTTGATGGTATCCGAGAATGACTTTACCAACGAGACGGTTGGTAAGGTCGAGAGCGTAGGATATATAGAGAATGGGGAGGTTACGATGAGGGATAATATTAAGTATAATATATTCCCGTTCTGTACGGCTATCGTCAGGGATAAGTATGGTGATTATAAAAATTCACGTATTCCGGTCGTAGCTATAAAGACAGGAAATGGAAGAAATTACCTGTACCCCGTAAGATTGAAAAATCAGGATATATCGTCATTTTCATCCATGATCGAATCGATGGCTGATAGGATTACGGAGGGTTTAGGCGGAGGCGTAAGTATTGATGATATAATGGATCTTAATAACGCTATAGCCAGATCTGGGTTGGATAATAAGGCATATATGATTCCGCTGGCGGGAGACGTGGATGTTATCAAGAACCGGCTTGAAGCTATCAAGGAAGCGGCTAGCAGGATGCCTATGACCGCTGACGTAAGAGGATGGATAGGCGATTCTAGGACTAAGGAGGATATTTTGATGAATGACGTTACGATCAACATCGATCTTAATAACGATCCTTTCATAGCCCCTAAGTTCAGGATGAGTATTAGGAGGGATGAGACGTTCTTCGAGGAGGTTGTGACCCCGTTCGGCAGCCCGTCTGACCTCCAATCGGGGTCCGCCTCGCCCGCGAAGGCTGCTGAGGATAGGTCTTTGGTTTCCGACGGCAACGTAGTATCCGGAGAAAATGAGGCGGAAAATCCTTGCTAAATAAAATATCTTGACTTATCTTTGTGGCGTCAGCCCATCACCTGACGAGTAAGATATTTAAAAGCTGGTCCCTGTCGGGTGTGTGATGGCCCCGGTGGGGACTCTTTATATTATGCAATTAGACGCTTTTTTACACCGGAAGATCATGCAAGACCTGCGCATCCAGCGAGTAAAGGTCTTAATGATGTTATACACCAGTAACTATTTTGTCAAGGTCAGACAAAAGCAGTTGCTTGATCATACATACTCATTAAGCAGGGATCAGGCTTTTGATTATATGACTGAGTTCAATAAAAGACTTAGTGATAAGGTTGGTATAAAATGTACGATGGATATCCTTTTACCTACCGATGATGATAATGCTAACATCATAATCGAGCACAATGGTATTATCAAGAAGTTGATGAAGGAAGCCGAGAAGCTGGAACTTGATACCGATGCTATCAAAGTCATGATGCGTGATCTTCTTGACGAGTTGAAGGATGATATTGATCTTAATATCCTGATATTTGACGTAAGCCAGTTGCTTATAAAATACAATCTATTTAGGTTGGAGGCTATAACAGAGCAGGAGTTCAAGAACTCTTTTGTCAGAATGGATAGCAGGAATATGGAGATAAAGAAACTAACTTTATCTGATATCAAGAAGGTGGTGATGATGATGGAGGATAGGTATGATTATGCATTGTATATGACAGAGGAATATGGCTGATTACATTTTTTGTAAAAATATCTCCTATTTGTTTGTAGTTTCAAAATAAGGTCTTATATTTGCGGTGTCCATCCGTTATTGGGCCATAAGAAGATATTAACTCGCCTAGGCGTAGGCGATAGATGAGGGCTATTGGTGGAATAACGGACGCCAATGGCTCTCGTTGTTTTTATATTATGAGTGAATTATCTGAGATTTTTAGTTATGATGGAAATGAGGTGACTTTTAAGACGATCAATGGAACGACTTATATTAATGCCACAGAGATGGCTAAACACTTCAATAGAAGACCAAATGATTATTTATCGCTAACATCTGCAAATGAGCTGGTTAGTGCAATTACCAGAAAAACTGGTAAATCTGAAAATCAGTTAGTTATAAAGAAGACTGGAATGCCAGCTTTTGGAGGTGGAGTATGGCTGCATGAAGATATAGCTATAGATTTTGCTCAATGGCTTAGTATAGATTTTAAGTTATGGTGTGCAGACAAGATAAAGGAACTTCTATTAAAAGGGCATACATCAATAAATAGGAATAACTCTGATATAAGCAGAAACGATCTTCCATCTGATTATATAGAGGCATTAGAGGCGTTACTTAAATCTGAAAAGGAGAAAAAGGCATTAGCTGAGGCGAAGAAAGCGGCAGAGGAAGCCAAAAGGATATCTGATAATATCATTAAAGAACAGGCTCCTATGGTTGAGTTTGCTAAGACAGCCGAAATAGCCCAAGAGACAGATATGTTGATCAGAGAGGTTCGGGAGAAGTTGGAGGCTCATGGTTATGATATAGCGGAGAAGAATCTTCGGATATTACTTGAGGATAATAAGTTCTTCGCCAAGACCGGTAAAAGATGGCTGTTATCCCAAAGGATGATAGATCGTGGTTACGCTCGTTACAGATATCGTGATGACGATGAGTTTTATGGGACTAATACCGTCTACGTGACTCCTAAAGGATTCCAGTGGATCGTGTCTAAGATATCTAAGGAATGGATGCCTAGGTTCTTGGAATTGAAAGGCAGGGTTCTGAGTAGATCAGATAAAGATATTTTCGCTAAACGATAAGTTTCATTTTTTTTGTTTTTAGGATTTAGTTTTTGTTTGTCCGTGAGGATCGGCAAAATGATTTGTACTTTTTCAGAGTAAACATAAGGTTTGTTATTATGTTGTTATTTAGTACCCCGTCCGCTCGTGAGAGTAGGCGGGATTTTGTTTATCTTTGTAACAAAACGATTTAGCTATGGGTAGATCTTGTTATGTTATAAAAAATAAGGAGGGTGGGGTAGATAATGTCCTTGCCCCGAACGACCAACCATCCGGATTATACCAAAGGGCTATGGAGGTGCTGGGCGACCAGAAGCAGGCCTTATCGGTCTGGGGCACGGCCTACTCCCCCGACTTCGTGTCCTTCTTTGGCGACTGGATGTCCATGTCATCAGAATATGATCTGGATAGTAATGGGGAGCCTAGGTATGATGATGTCATGTCCTTTATCAAGCGGAAGAACTATTTCGCCGGCAATTTCATGGCCGATGAGGTTAAGGATATTAATAATACTCTTACTTCCTTGGGTGTTGATAATATCAATGATCTTAATGATATAATCGTATCTAACTTCCTTTCCGGCGGTGATATATTCCTCAATAGGTACAATCTTGAGCGATCTGGGATGTATGACGCTGATGAGATTGATAATATCATGACTAACCGATCGGAGTATGAGCGGGTAAGGGATATGATGAGGAGGATTGTCGATTTTATGTCTGAGGGGAATCTTAATGAGAAGGATATGTATTTCCTGTCCTCCGAGTCAGGCCTTGGTGATGATTATATGATATATGAGGATACATATGACTCGTTAGGAAAGAGAAGGGGCTTGAATCCAATAGAGGTAAGGGATACGATCATGAAGGCGGTAGGCGGTATCAGTGACCGCCGGGAGTTCGATCAGGCTTTCGCCTCCATCCCATACCCTTCCTTGGCACTCCGGTATCAGGAGGATCAGGATTACGCAGATCGGATGTATGACACGTATCGTAATATGACCCGTATGGAGGTTCGGAGTCAGGACGGAAATACGATTACCGACTCGTACTTCAATAGTACCACACCGTATATCAGTATGCCTAAGGATATGAAGGGTCTAAGGGATAAGGTTGGGGAGATAATCGATATGGATGATTTTAAGGACATCAAGGACGTTGCCGGACGTCTGCATGACATAGCCATGGATCTTGCCGACATGGGCGTGGATATAAGCGAGGCGATCAGCGATGAGATGATTATATCCAGACCGGAGGATATCCGTGATCTTATGGCGTCGCTGGACGTCATGTTGTCTTCCATACAGGCCGGCAATTCGGTATACGATAGCTTTATCTCCGATCTTGATAGGATAACAGGGAAAGGGAATCCGATATACGAGGTTCAGGATACTTATTCTACTGGGGATAGGATGGTGTATGTAAGGTCCGGGAATACATCCCCTTCCGATATGTATGATAGGAGCATGTTGTATATGGGTAGGAATACGTACCATAACACGGCTTCGATAACCGACACCGATCAGGCCTATGAGATGTTGGCCGATATCGGGATAGAGCGGCCCTCGTACTTGCCGGCTGGCGTGGTTCCCGCCGGGGCTTCCCGTTCCGATATTGACGTGATCAAGGATAACATAAAGAAGCTAGTTATGTCCAACATCTCATCCTCGAATACTGAGAACATGATCCTTACCAGATTGATATACCAGCATCCCGTAACCCCTAAGATGGATGATGTCGATATTGATCGGGAGTTCAGGAGATACGAGGCTAGGCAGGGAAAGGATCGGGATTTTATCAAATCCTGTACCTCGTTGAGGAAGATCCAGATCAAGGAAAGGTTAAAAAAATCGGATTTATATAATAATGTCTTACGTTTCCTTGATTTTAATGGATTTTATAATGTATCTTTGAACCACCATGACAGAAGTACGTTAAAAAGTATGGAGATGTCGTTGCCGGAAGGTCAGGTAAGGGATCTTCTGTTTGACGTGGCTATCGAGTCCGGTGACAGTAGCATGAGAAACCTTTTCTATCTGGATAGACAGGATAGGATGATGGATGCCGGGTTTTATAGGTATCTGTACCAAAGGAATCCGGGCCTGCTCCGGGAGGTCAACGGCGGCGTCGAGGCGAGACCGGACGGTTCGTTCTTGGCTCGTGGAAGGTATGATGATTTCGTGTTGTTCCAATCCGGCTTATATGAGAAGATAGGTGAGACGGTTGATGGATCAATATATAGGTTCGTCGATGATCTTATATACTCCGATCCATCATCATATCAAGAAAGCGTGGTACGAAGGATGGGTGATGTTACGGTAAGGAGTGACGATAACCGCCTGTCAAGGATAGAGGATAATCCCTCATCCAGTAAGATAGTTAATGAATACACTGCTAATACAAATAAGTTGATGCGAGATTTTTCGTGTAGTTAATCTCTCTTTGACGTCGTGAGACGTTTTCTTTCGAGCATTGAAACATTGGATTTTATAGATTTGCGATGAATCCGGGTCGTAGTGATACGCTCCGGATTTTTTTGTCTTGTATCGGTTCTTATTAATCCCATTTACAAGACATGACGTACTTTGATGATGACACATATCACGATCTTAGGTCTGTTAATTTTTGAACTTTGTAACGCCCACTATCAGGTGGGGTTATTATTAATTCAAAAATAAATAGACATGGGTACAAGTGGAGACAAAATCGTGCTGTTAGACGGCATGGGTTCCGGGAGCGGTAGCGCCGCTAATGGTTTATTATCTATGATTCCGGGTATGTTTACCAGCCTTTTGGGTGGTAATAAGATGGATCCGAATTTAGTCGCTGCGTTGATGAACGGTCGTAACAACCAAGACCAGTTCGGAGGGGCTAACGGTTGGTGGTTGTGGATCATTGTCCTGTTCTGGTTATGGGGCGGACGTGGTTTCGGAAATGGTTTTGGTGGTAATGGAAATGATTGTTGCGCTAACGGTCTTCCGGCTCAATTGAACAACGACTATGGCCGTGAGCTACTGATGCAGGCTATCCAAGGTAACAGAAGCGCTATTGATCAGATCTCTAACGCCCTTAACTGTTCTACCTCTCAATTACAAAACGCTATCTGTAATGTACAAGGCGCTATTGATAAGGTGGCTGGTCAGGTAGGTATGACATCTCAAGCCGTTATCAACGCCGTACAGCAACAAGGATGTGAGATCGGTAACCAAATTAGCTCTTGCTGCTGCAATTTGCAAAGCGCTATGGCTAGTGGTTTCAATAACGTTCAACATTCCTTGGATACGATGGGTTGCAATATCCAGAACGCTATCACACGTCAAGGATATGAGAATCAATTGGCTATTACCGGACAGACCAACGTATTACAGAACAACTTGACGAACGGGTTCAATAACGTCATCCAGTCAGCTAATTCCAATACCAACGTATTGGCGGCTAAGATCGACGCTCAGACCCAGATCATCAATGACAAGTTCTGTCAACTTGAGATGCGTGAGATGCAGAATACTATCCAACAGCTTCGTGAGGAGAAACAGGCTTTGGCTACTTCCGCCATCACCCAACAACAGACACAGAACATTGTTAGCCAGTTAGCTCCAAAGGCTCCGATTCCGGCTTACGTCGTACAGAACCCGGGCTGCTGCTATGCTCCTACCGTAAGGGTGGCTAACGAATGTGGATGCGCTTGCGGCACTACTAACGCCGTATTATAAGAAAGGGGGACAATATGGCTGATTTCAGAGGATATATGATCGGCTCATTCGCCTCCTACCGTCTTGATAGGGGAGGTATCTCGGTAGTAGCCACTACTGGAAAGGTATCTGACGCTTCTGCGGCCGAACCTACGGTTGATTTTGGCATCAATCCGTGTCAGTGGAACTCACTGCCTCCAGAGGGGATATTGTTATGGAAAGTCCGTCATCCGGTAACTGAGACCGAGGCTGATTATCCGGCCACGATCGTCCTCCCGTCCGGCTTATCCACCACCACCCCTGTTACGGTATCCAACGCCGGGGTTATCGTCAACAAGACACCTATAGTGGATAAGGTTGGGGCACATATGACAGGGCAGGATATTACGACTCCCGTGGCATCTGGTGACCCTGTGGTAGGGGCTTACACCGAGCATCTCGTGTATTACAACAAATGCACCGGCGTGTTCAGGATGTTAGGTCATACGGCTACGGCCCCTAGCGCGTGAATTTACTAAGAAAGAATAGGGAGGGTAACCTCCCTCCCATTAAAAAAGATCGTTATTATGTTTAAGGATTTAAAGAAAGGATATCAGGTTTATACGTTAGACACCTCAGGGGTTCCTAAATTCTTTATGGGTACGGTGGTTAACGTCTCGGAACCTAGGTTCGCCCAATCCCAGCTAGGTCAGTACCAGCAGCTGCAAGATCGGGTTATGGACCTTACTATAGAGGTGGACGGGAAGTCTATGACATACGTAGTTCCAGAGAATCAGAACGTGGCTATGGCCAACGGCATTACGCTAGCCTGCTCCGTGGATCCGATAATGAACCACCTGAACGCCATGAAACGAACCAGTACGGATATCGTGAATAGCGTGGATAAGAATAAGGAGATCATAGAGGCATGCGATAGTATCTTGGAAGATATCAATCCCACTTTTAAGCAGACTAAGGATCAAGACCGAAAGATTAAGAATCTTGAGGAGAAAGTCGATAGGATGGGGTCTTCTTTCGATGAGTTAAAAGAGTTGTTAATTAAAAAATTAGGTTAATATGAGAGTTATAGATTTAGGCAATGGCCAAGAGGAATATGATGATGAGATCTATGATCGAAGAGGCGGTAGAGGACGCTCCCGTCGTTCTGACGGCACGTACATGGGTTATGATGGCGGGGTATATGACCATTATGGCAAGGATCGTGACGGGATGATGGAGGAGCTGGAGCGTCGTGAGCGTAATCTTGAGAGACGTGAGAGGGAGCTGGAACGTAACGAGCGGGAGCTTGAGAAACGTCAAAAGCACCATGAGCGGGAGGACGAGATGTATCGCAAGGGCTGGTTCGGCGAGCGTGAGATCCGTGACGAGTACGATAGCATGGATCCTTACATGCGTAGAGGTCGTAGAAGTCGTTACTACTGAGGAGCAGACGCTGATGACCCGGATTATAAGCGGTACATAGACACCCATGGATATCACTTTTCCAAGGAGTTGGCTAGGGAAGCCGCCGACAAGATGCTTAACGCTGACGGATCCAAGAGAAGATGGACGATGGAGGACGCTAAGCAGATGTTCGATAAATGCGGGGCCAAGAAACCTGATAACGCCACTTGGGGAGATATCCAATACCTGTTCGCTATGTTCTATAGCGACTACTTTCCTAAGGTATTGGATTGCGACCAGAAAATAGTCAAGGCTGTCTTGGCTTATCTGGAAGACCCTGACGCCCCGGAAGGGACGGCGTTCGTAAGGTATCTGGCGGTGCGGTGCTTCGTCGGTGACACAATCAAATGGAGTGATATGATTTAGGTTTGATACAACGTTGGAGAACCCTGTCGGCAATAGAATACCGATAGGGTTTCTTTTTGATCGTAGCCTTATTATGATTACATTTGTTCGAGGTAGATCTTTTGTTCATAGGAAGGGTGGGCGGGAATGAAAAAAGGCATCCTCACGGACACCCTTCCCCTTTGGTTGAAAATCACTTAAAACATTATGAGTTACTACACCGCAAATATAGATAATTAAATACAAACTGCAATGGGTAAGGGGTATTATTGGATAGAGCCAGTGGATCAGACGTTAAATGATTTCCAGTTTTATAAGGCACGTATCGTAGGCGATCCTGAATATGACGAGAGACATCATCGAGTTATATTGAGAACTGATAAGTATTTCCCTGTTGGAAGTATCTTCCATGTCTTAAAAGACCCAGAGATGTTTGTTATAGAGAGGAAGTTTAAGACATGGGGGAATAAGTATGTCGTTAAGCCTTGTGAGGGTGAATGGGAATGGGAGTCTGTCCAGAAACTTAAAGACAAGGCTATTATATTCCGTAGCGGATTCCTGCACGGGGACGACAGTTTTTGACACTTACCCGTATCTCCCCCCCCCTCGATTTCTTGGTATTTATGTATATAACTATATTTGAGCAAAAAATAAGTGTAATATGGCAGATTTTCAAGGTAAATACAATGGTGATCAGATAGAGCAGCTTCTGGATAAGGCTAATGATATTGATCTTACCAAATATGCTCTTAAGACGGATAATGCCCCTACCGCCACGAAATTACAGGCGGCTAGGACCATAGCGCTGTCCGGGGCTGTTACCGGTAGTGTCTCATCGGACTTCGGAAGCAACGTAACTATCTCCACGACATTGGCCAATTTTGATGCCTCTAAGATCGCGTCCGGAACCATCAGCATAGATAGGTTACCTAAGGCGGCTTTGGAGAGATTGATCGTGGTAGCTAATGATACGGCTAGATTCGCCCTTACCACCGCTACGGCTCAAAGTGGTGATACGGTAAAGGTCACGTCTACAGGTAAGATGTATCTGATAAAAGACGAGTCTAAATTGAACAGTGAGGATGGGTATGAGCCTTACACGGCCAGTCAGGCTTCCTCCGTGCCTTGGTCCGGGGTTACGGGCAAACCAAGTACCTTCACCCCTCCCACGTCCTCCGCTACCGTTCTTGGCGGTATTAAGGTAGGATATACGACTTCCGGGAAGAACTATAAGGTGCAACTGGATTCGTCCGGCAACGCTTACGTCAACGTTCCGTGGACGGATAATAACACAACGTATAATGAAGCCACGGCCGACACCTTAGGATTGGTTAAGATCGGCTATGCTTCTAATGGAAAGAACTACGCTGTGCTTTTGGCTAATGGTAAGATGTACGTGAATGTCCCTTGGACTGATAATAACACGACTTATACCCAAGCTACAAGCGATAAATTGGGTCTTGTTAAGATCGGGTATTCGGCTAACGGGAAGAATTACCCGGTAGTTCTTGACGGAAACGGTAAGATGTATGTGAATGTCCCGTGGACGGATACCAACACGACATACACCAATATGGGAGCCGCTTCTGCCTCAGCGGCGGGAAAGGCCGGCTTGGTCCCCGCACCTGCCGCCGGAGCGCAAGCCAAGTATCTTCGTGGTGATGGGACATGGCAAACGCCTCCTAACACCACATATAGCAACATGGGCGGAGCGACGTCCTCAGCCGCAGGATCGGCGGGATTGGTACCCGCTCCGGCTGCCGGCAAGCAAGCCTCCTTCCTTCGTGGCGATGGTACGTGGGTGATTCCGACAAATACCACATACGCCAAGGCCAATACCACAACCTTAGGATTGGTGATGATCGGATATGCTGAGAATGGTAAGAATTATCCGGTGGAGTTGGATAGTAGTGGTAAGATGTATGTCAACGTGCCTTGGACGGATACTAATACAACGTATGGTGTTGTAGGAGCTAACGGGTCCACGGGGTTGGTCAAGAACGGCAGTACCGTGACAAGCGCTTCCGGCTATACCGCCTGTCCTATTGTCGGTGGTATCCCCTATTATAAGGATACGAATACTACCTACGCCAATATGAAGGCGGCTACGGCCTCGGCGGCTGGTGCTGCGGGATTGGTACCGGCCCCAGCCGCTGGCAAGCAGGCATCTTTTCTTCGTGGCGATGGAACGTGGGTCGTACCTACCAATACCACATACGGATTGGCCTCTACTACAGCTAACGGCTTGTTGAGACAGCTTAATGGCAGTACATCCAGTTTCATGCGTGGAGATGGCACTTGGGCTACACCTCCTAACACGACATACGCAGTGGCCAATGAGTCTACTAACGGTTTGATGGCGGCCGCCGATAAGAAGACCATGAACAGGCTTATAGGGGTTAATACGGTCACGACATTAGCTAACCTGCCTATTAGCAAGAGAAGTATCACGGCTACGTTATCAGCCGCTACCACCCTATCCGTGCAGTCAGGGATGCAGATAGGGGAGGAGCTGATGATCAGGTGCGTCCCGTCGGCGGCCTTCACGCAGGCTATACCCAACTCCGGGGCTTATGTAAGCATGAGTGGTACTTCTATAACCACTACGGCTAACAAGCCTTTCGAGATAAATATCTGGTGTTACGCTTCAGGTAAGTATAGTATCGCCGTTAAAGAACAAGATTAATGATATAAGATATGAGCTACGTATATATAAACAGGGAAATATATCCCAATCAATTAGTTCAGGGCGATCCGCTTGATGATAATTACGCCAAGGGCTATAGTTATGATGATTACATTAACGGGAATCCCGCCCCATGGATAGAGCTTGGGGAGGAGCAATTGGCGTTCAAGGAGGCTAATCCTAAAGCTACGGTTAAGGAGATTATCGAGGCTAAATTGGATGACTCAAGGCTTCTTAATGAGGAGAAATCGGCTAAGTATGAGGAGATCAGGACTTATGAGAATAATAATCTTCATGAGTTTTTCTTGGATGACCAAAATATCTATATCCCTGAATATGATAGGCGTAACGCTTTGGCTGATGGGGCTATAGCTGGTAAGATAACGATCATGGGTCTGAAGTTTGATATGACGGAAGGCAAGATCTTGATCGGGATGATGGATAAGTATGATAATGATCTGATGTCGGCGTTAGGAGCCAAACAGAGGGAAGTAAGCTTAGCCACTACCGTAGAGCAGGTGAGGGCTATTGACGCTCAGTCCGGCTATCCAGACAAGGTAAATATCACCATGACTTATGTCCGGCAACAGGCAAAGGAGAAAGATGTCTCCGATCCTCAGAAAGTGGCTGTCAGATTCTCCAGAATGGTGGTTAATAACAAGACTATATCTTTATCCCCTAATGAGAAACTGGATGTTAAGGTTCTATTCCCTATATGGGGACAAGAAGGGGCGGAGTTCGGGTTGTCGGTGGATGCCGGATTCTGTCTCAGGGTGGTGAAGGACGATACGGATATCCTTTATGAGGTTATTCAACAACATACATTATCAAAGGAATGGGAACCCGGATTGGATACGGCTTCCTTATACAAGGTCATTGATAAGGAGCATGCCGGGACCATAGGGGATCCTATCCCGTATTTCCCTCCAATGGAGATATTCAAGGATAAATATTACATCCAGAACGCTGATGTATATAAGTGCACTAGGGATAGCGGAACTCCTCTTAGTCATAATCTAAAGGACTTAGTAGGGTTGTATGTTGAGGTTGTACAGGGCTAGTCGTATCTACCCCCCCCCCTATATTTGGCTTGTGATATGATACAAGTTATTTTTGGCATAATAAAATGACATTTGTAAATATATTTAAGTATGGCATCACAAAAATTCGGTTTCGTAACCGTCGACCCGGTATCAGGATCAGGAGATCAGGCGGTTAATTTCTCCGGTGAGAAACACACCGGTCGTCTTCAACGCACTATCAACCTTACGGTCACCACGAACGGCGGGGCTAAGAAGGCGTTGGTAGTTAATCAGGCAGCGGCTGCTGAGGTGGTAAGATCAGACAGCCCTAACGCTTCCGTACAAAAGACAGGCGGTAATGTTACCATCACCGGTAAGTCTAACAGTACTAAGCTTACGTTCGCGGTCACGCCGGCTGAGGAGAACGGGCTTACGTTACAGCTCCCGGCTAACTACACGGCGGCTGGAAAGACTACGGCTAACGGAGCGGTTATCGCCGACGATCCCGGAGCCGATGGCGAGTTCGTTTGGAGCATCACGATCTCGGACGTACCGGCCAACGTCACGATCGAGGAACTGACAGCTACATTGAAGGTAACTGCCGCTGGTGGCCAGATAGCCAACGTGACGGTAACGCAAGCCGCTGGAGACTCTACTATCGAGCTTGACAAGGAGACTATTAACTTGGATGTAAATGGTACTCAACAGACGGTTAACGTAACATCTAATGACAGCTGGACATGGGCGCAAGCTGCGGCTAGAACCGTATTGAGAATGATGGGACGATAATCAGTTTCTTTTCTCTTACTCAGACCCCGATCGACTAAAGCCGGTTGGGGTTTATTTGTTTTGCTATCTTTGCAATAGAACAAAAATAATACAACTATGGCTAATGATTTGAATATTAATTGGAAGGACGGGGTAGGCGAGGTAACGGACCAGCCTCTGACCGTCAGCCCGGGGTCCGGGACCGGAAGCGCCCCCGTTTCCTTTGGCTCGGTGATGAACAACGGTCTTGATCGGACTCTTGAGCTGGAGATAACAACTCCAAAAGGTGTTAAGAAGACGCTCACGGTGAATCAGGAGGGATGCCGGCAGGCTTATATCACGAGCGACGGCAAACGATGGCTGACTAGCGACAATCGGGTGTATGGGGTTTTGAAAAGCGATGCTCCGTGCGAATGCATAGGTGATTGCCCTTGATATTTTGTTTTTACGAATTTTGTAATTACATTTGTGGCGCATGTCCATCACCATGCTTTTCGTCGCTAATTTATTATAAGGGATACCGGTCTGTGATGGGATCGGCATCCCTCTGTTTTTTTTTAATATGGAGAAGATAAATGTTTTCGATGTTCAGGTTCCTGATGGGAGACAAATCCGTTGTATGTCGTATAATAAGGTTACTTATTTTGATCTTGACGATATATGTAAGTTATGTTTTGACTCATACGATCTACATGATGTGGCTGACACTAAGGTAATGAGTGAGTTCCTGCACCGAGAGGGTGGTCGTTATTGGACTACGATAGATGGCGTAAGGCAGTTGTATCGTAGGATTGAGTGTAAGATGTGTTTTGAGGTTATAGAAAAATTAAAGGGATTATGAGAGAAAAGAAATTTGATTTCGTGATATATCCGTTGGATTTGATTATCACGGTTGGATTAGATTATAAGACGTTGTGTGATCGTTTCGAGAATATGGAACCTGAACACGAGGGGAAATGGGGAGATGAAGATGATATGGATAAGGAGGCGTCTTTCGTGAATTTGGTAAGGGATAGGGACGATGATGATAAATTTGCCATACTTTGGAATTTTTCGAGCGACGATGATTTAATAATGAGAAATATATGTCACGAGTCATTCCATATAGCAATGAGCGTATGCCAATTTTGCAACATGTCTCTTGGATTTAAGGTTGGAGAGGATGAACACGCAGCGTATATAGCCGGATTCGCTGGTGATTGCGTTAGTGAGTTCATCAATAGCAAGAATACGGATTAAGTCATAAATTCTATAAGGAATATAAGAATATCAGCCTCCGCTTATTTGTGGGGGCTTTTTGTTTATCTTTGTCAAAAACATGAAGTTATGTCGAGTTGCGTAATTAAAAGGAATAAGGAAGGTAAGATAACCCGTGTCTTGACCCCTTCCGGCGAGGTATCCACCTTGTTCGATAAGATAGCGGGTATAGCCGCCGTAAGTGACCTTAATAAGGCCGCTGAGGCTTATATGACTATTTATAACGATAAGTTCAGGTCTAAGTTCGGAGACTGGACTAGATCCGTGCCAAGGAATAAGGAGGCGGCCAGATCCATAAGTGCCAGACTTAGCGCCAGCGAGTGGGGGCAACTTATGTCAGCCAAGGTCCTGTCCGCCATAAGCGATATGGATGCCCCAGCGTTGGCCAGAAGCCTTGGGAATAGCGACAATGTCGTGGCTTATCTTACCTCCGGAGAGGTAGGTGATGTCAATGATATGGCTGTGGTAGATACATCCACGGTACAGGAGGTGGATCTGGATTCCATAAACGAGGATAATATTGGTGATACGATACTGAAAGAGGCGTCATGGGATGATATAAGGGCTATCAGGGAGAATATAGATATTAAGGAAACAGCCCGTATGTTATGGAAGGCCGTGGAAAGCGCTTTTACCGGGCAACGACCTAATATTAGGGTGAAGGGTGGAAATATAGATGGTGAGATTATATTCTCCGGCAATGTCTTGCCTTTAAATGATATTGAGAATTATACTCCTCCATCTTCAAGATTGGTATATGATTCCGGTGAGCCTCGCCTATTCTTTAGATCGGATGACGGCAAGATACACGACTCTTACGCCAACGCCATAAAAGGCTCGTCCGGCGGGCGGATCGAGGCCGGGTTCTTGGCCGGCAGTGTCGAGGAGAGCGACGTCCCGTCCGGCACGGCTGACATCTCCTTTGGCTCGTCCTCCATAACCCTTAACAACAGTGATTCGTTCATCCCGGTCCTTGGCATCAGCTCAGATTCTAATATAAGTACCCGTGGAGGGTTTGTCAATTACCTTATCAAGAAAGGTCTGTTGAGCGGGGAGCGTATAAGGCTAGGAGATAGGTATTATCTTACAGGGGCCGGCAACTCCGATGGTCTTAAGATCTATAACGCTATGGATGCCTTGTCTAGGCTAAGGAATAGGTTTGGAAGTCAGTCCTCCGAAATGAACGTATTGGGTTCTATAGGTTTTGATACGGAGGTAAGTAATGATCTTGATCTTATCACGACATCAGGGGAGAAGGTTACGGTAAGCAGATCGGAGATCAAGGGCATGTTAAGGCAAGGTAAGTTTGAGGAGCTTAATAATAAGTATGATGGGTTCATAGAGCTAGCCTTGTCGTTGATGATGGAGGATAACGCCTTGTACGGAAGTAATGTCCGTGGGGTTATTGAGAACGAGAAGGCGGAGGATCTTCAGAACAGGACTGATATCACCAACATCTTATCCACGTTAGGTATCCGTGTGATGGGTATGTCCGAATATATGGACAAGTATAAGATGCGTAATGGCGTGGATCCTTCGGCTAGGGCGTTATCTGATATGGCCAATGGGGTTATCGCCTTAGCTGAGGGGGCTACAGTAGAGGATCTCAATGAGGAGGTGGCTCATTTCTTGGTCGATACTTACCGTAACCAGCAGGAGATTGACGAGATTATGGACTCTGTTGTCGGCACGCCATTATGGAATCAATTCGCCGGTCGTTACTATGAGGTGTATGGGAAGGAATACCAAGGAGAGGAGCTGGATCGGATGGTGAAGCGGGAGATCCTAGGCAAGATGCTGGCCCAGCGGTTCGTTCCGGGCATGGAGCAGGCGGTAGAGGATCTGACCTCGTCTGAGGACGTCCAGCTCTCCTTGTTTGGCAGGATGGTGCGAGCTATACGTAATTTCTTCTCCAGCCAAAGATCGGATTTAAATAAGGTACTTGACAGGATAAAGGAGTCGGCGTTAGCTGATGATCCAAGCGCCTTTGACGTGCTTCTGCTAAAGGATAGCGATCATCTCATGTACTCGTTATCGGACATTGACGTGGCTAATAAGCTGATCAAGAACGGTAGGTCATTGGAAAGGCTATACACCAGATTGCAGAGGATGAGATCAAGCCAAAGCCAGAGGATCGGTGAGAGTATCTCCCTTCTTCGTGATATAGGCGAGAAGGTGAGACAAGTCGGGGGTGAGCTTAATAAAAACAACAACCTGTTATCCACCAAGAGTGTCATAGCGACCGCCAAGGCTGAGGTGGAATATTTGGTTACGGTTGCCAGTAGCTTGCGTAAGAGCGACAAGGGATTGGATTATGAGACGATACAGGTTATTGATAACGTATATGGGGAGATAGTTCCTCTGATCAGGAACCTTCGTGGATTCGTCAATAATCAGGCGGCTGATTATTATGGCAGCAATAAGGTTGGTATGGTAGAGGATATGGATGATATATTACGTATGGCTGAGACATCCATGTCTGATATAAATGCTCTTCGAAGTGATCGTAATGAGGACTGGCTGGATGGACAGCTCAGGATGTTTAATATCCCGGAAAGATATTGGAATGGGATAAAGAAGTTGATAAATAACATCCATAAGGATATCAATGTCATGTCCCGGTTCTTTGGTACGCTGGAGCATAGTGGTAACGCTATTTTAGGTATGTTAGGCCAACGTCTAGCCAAGGCCCATAATGAAGCCCATATCGAAGGTATATCTAATATCAATAAGATGACTAGGATGATGAAAGAGCGTGGATGGGGGATAAAGGATAATGAGGATCTTATACAGAAGATAAATGGGAAGAACTCGGATTACCTTGACTCGTCCCGTGATTTCGCCAAATACGATTTACTATACAGGACCGAGCAGGCTAAGGCTATTATCGATATATATGATCTTAAGAATGTTACGGGTAAGACCGAGAAACAACTTATCGACCTTCTTCTATCCGATAGAGGCCTTAAGGTGAAGACCCGTGACGACATAGTAGGATATGACGGGGATAAGCCTATCACTAAGGAGGTATATCATATATTCAAGCCTACCATCCAGAATTTCGATATCTCGGACATGACGTTCGAGGATCAGCAACGGTATCTGGATACGATAAATAAGTGGTTGGATGAGAACCGGGAGAAACCTATGGTGCAGGCTTATTACGATAAGATCGAGAAAGTCAATAAGAAGGTCGAGGAAAGACTGGGTCGTAGGGTATCGCAAGCTACGTCCGATTTCATGACCCGTATCCGCAGGAGCAGGTATGTGGCTATGGATAAGTTCGTGAGGAACGGGAAGGTCGATTGGAAGGCGTTTCAATCCGATCCTATAGCTTGGAGATCTTATCTGGATATTTTACGTGATAGGGCTATAGCCAAGAGCGAGTGGTATTCCGATGGGACACCAAAGGAAGAGGGATCCGAGGCTCTGATGATGTCCGAGGAGATCAAGGCATGGGACGAGGCGTGGGCCGAGGAGTTCGGGAATACCAACGAGGGTCGTAAGGCTTCCGCCGAGTTCAAGGAGATACTTCGTGGGATAGAGCGGTCCGAGGGCGGCAAGGCTGCGTTTGAGTTCCTGCTAGCTGGCGGTCATCTTGGCTTCTCCAAGGATATGTGGGGATCCGAGGAGGGTGATTATTACGAGAATCTGGTTGATAAGATCACGGAGCAATCTGTATCATCATCAAGGATAGAGAAGGTAGAGGAGGCGATGGCGACAATAAACGAGATCAATGACCAGCTAAGGCCCTTGCTTATCCAGTACCGGGATAGCACGAGATACGGGGAATATGATTTCGATAGGTTACGTGGATCCGCCTCATTAAGAAAGATAAACGAGTTATATGATCGTCTGGCTGAGGCTAAGAGCGTTATTAACGCCGCCGCTTCCGCTGAGGCTATTGAGATGGATATGCCTGATACGGTGGAGAGTGGAGTCACGGATTCTTACCGTAACGCTTTAAGGGATGCCATGGCATACGACAAGGGTATGGATGAGATTAAGTTCGCCAAGGAGCATATGTCCGCCCGCTCCCGGAGTCAGGTGGATAGGATGGCCGCCAAGCTGTCCCGGAAGAACCCGTCATGGACAACCGTGGAGGTGGCGTTCTTTAGAAAGAAATACGGTCCTGATTTCGGTGATAAGCTGGCTAATGATATAGCTATGGGTAAGGCTAATAGTATACTTATCGAGTACGCCAGAACTCGGCTATATCCTTATATGAGAAAATACTCTCCCAAGGGATATTCTGATTTCGTTAGAAAGATAAATAACGGTACGTATAAGGTATCCGAGTTCTTTGATGCCATGGAAAATGGTATATCAAATGAAGAGAGCGTATCCCGTTTCGGGTTCGATATTAATATGATTGACTTATCGATCAATAACCAGTGGCTAGAAGAGGCCGATGCCGAGAGTTCTTTCCGTAATCCTAATTATAATCCCGATCTGGGCTATGGATATCATACGCCTAGGTTTGATAAGTACAAGAACGAGGCTTTTTTCAAGAAATACGGTATTACCAACGAAGGGGAGGAAGCTACGATCAATAAGGATAAGTGGGAGATGAGGAAGGAGCTGCTTAACATAAGCCGTAAGGCTATGGAGGATTATGACGAGCGGTTCAGGAACATCTACCAGATACCACAAATATCCAAGGGCGGCGTGGAGAGGATGGTGCAGGCCGGGGTTGACCCGAAGGCGGCCATCGGCAACGCCGTGCGTGATATTGTTGGCGAGAGGGTGGATGACCCTATACACGGTCAAGGGCAAGACCTAGGAGAGCTTGATGAGAACGATAACAAATATCGCATGATCCCCAAGTACTATCTGAGTAAGCTAGAGAATGCCGATGACGTATCTCATGATTTCGCGTACTCCTATTCCATGTTATCCTTACAAGCAGCCGCTTACAAGCATAAGAGAGCGGCCTTGGATGATGTCATGGGATACAGGAACATGATGCTGGAGACACAATACGACGGCGGTAAGAACCCAGAGGCAACGCATGCCTATAGGATGTTTCAAGATTGGGTTAACGCCAGTATCTATGATGTCAGGATAAATAACAAACGTATAGAATGGAACGTAGGAAGCTATAAGGTGGACCTTAATAAGCTAGCTCTTATGTTTACTAAGTTCGTATCCAAATCCAACTTGGGCTTCTCCCCGTTCGTCGCGGCTACCGGCGCCCTTACCGGGCAGGCCAACTTCCTTTTGGAGGGTATGGTGGGGCAGTATATAAGCAAGGATTCCATGAAATACGCCTATGGGGAAGCCCAGAAGCAGTTGAGTACGTACGTGTCTGAGATCGGGGACATAAACCGTACCAACAAGCTATATGTCGTTGGAGAAGCTCTAGGCGTGTTTAATGTCCGCAACCGTGTACGATCCGCGGCGTATAACAAGATCTGGAGAACCTTATTCCGGGACCTGCCGTTTAAGATGATGGAGGTTCTTAACTCCCCGTTGGATCCGCAGGTCATTATCTCGGTCATGGATGATACCCGCCTATACGAGGGTCAGTTCTGGTCATACTCCAATTTCAAGGAGATGATGATGAAGGACAGGAATATGTCCGCTAACGAGGCTAAACGTGATTGGGAGCGTTTAAGGGATTATTCTATGTGGAACATGGTAGATGTTAAGGATGGGAAGATCGTGGCTAAGAACGAGGCTAACAAGGATATTATAGACCGATACATACCTACATTATCTAGTAGGGTCAGAAGTATGGTGCAGATCTGCGACGGCGCCTTGAACGAGCAGAACCGGGTGGGGGCTAGCCGGAACGCTATCCTTAACATGGTGCTGCCTCATCGTGGATGGTTTATATTGGCCGTGCAGCGGGCGTATAAGAAAGCTGGTTTCAATTTCCAGACCAACCAGTTCGAGGAAGGATATATGAGAACATTATGGAGATTGGCCGGAAATGTCTATGGATCGATGTCAGAGGGTAGGATGGGGGAGGCATATGACGTGCTTAAGGAAGAGTATGATAAGCTTACCCCCTACGAGCAGATCAATATCAAGAGATCGATTATCAATATGGCGGTATTCGCCACGATGATGGCCATAGGACGGGCTTTGATGGGATACAGGGAGGATAACGAGGATAGCTGGTTCGGGCAGTTCATTACCTATATAGGGTTCAGGACGATCAATGAGATCGCTTCCCAGACATCCCCGTTCATGGAGCTTAACGCCATAGACATGCTACAGGATCCGCTGGTTACCGCCCGGAAGTTAGGCGACCTCACCGATCCTCGAAACTGGGATCCGTTCGCTACCGTCCAGACCGGCGTGTATAAGGGAGAGAGCAAGCTATGGAGGCAGCTCATGAAGTTCTCGTTTGGTAAGCAATGGTATAATATCAAGACGGCTAGAGATATTAAGCAGACATCCGACTACTGGTTGATGACCAACGGCATGACGATGGGATTCTTCTTAGGAGGCAGGGATAAGGATGAGTCCGGGGAGGACGCTAATTGGTATTTTGATAGAGGAAGATAGCTGATATAGTATGACAAGAAAAAAAATAGCCAGCAGATTGCTTAAAACAATCAGATTGGCTATTTTTGTATTCCCATCTATCCATCCCGGACGGATGGGAATAAATAATTATCAACTATGAATGCAAATGTAAGCATTTATCAGGATTCCGTGAAGGATAGTAGTGGAATTTTGACGTCCGAATCCAACGAAATAGGGTCTTTGAAAATTATCATGCCTGATAAATTGAATCAGTTGACAGCTCGATCGTCCTACATATGCCATATAGACGATTTCGTTAAAGGGAATAAAGATTATTATGGATTTGATATACAATCTGATAGAGAAATGGAATATGATTATGAACTAATCATAAACAAAATAAAACATATCAATAACAATACTGGTAAACATGAATATATATCAATATTTAATAATTTCCCTGTATTAGGTTTTATGTTATGTCAAATAGCTAATTTAAATGACCTTAGGATTCTTGGTGGATACAGATATAGCATAAGATTGAAAAATATATCAGAAAGGGATATTGTTATAGACTATATAAATAGTATTTTTATAACATATGATAATATATGTATCTATAAAGTTGATAATATTGATGTTAGACGTGATATCCCTCGTGAATTTATCGATGATTTAAACGATCTTTACAAAACTATTATTGATAACATTTTTGGATATAGATTTTCTATAAGAGTGGTGACTGGATATGATAATTGTATAGTAGACAGTATTGAGGTGTTTGTCCCAGTCAAGTCAAATATGGATATATCAAATAGTGTATCAAATATGTTTAGAAAATTTCTAAATGCTAAAAGAATTGATTTTTTTAATTTAATATCTGTTTTTGAGTATTTTAACGATATTAATAATTTGAGCATAGGACATCTGATAACTAAGATATATAAAGATTTTGTCTATTTATATGATATGTCATTTGATATGTTAGATAACAAGGTAGTATATACATATTTAGGATCAGGTAATATTGATGGTTATATTAAGATAGGTAAAACCAATAATATTGACAAAAGGGAAAATACGATAAGAACCGGGAATATAGATTTTAAAATAATAGCCTTTGTTGGCAGAGATATAGAAAATGAATTGCATAGCAAATTTGAGATAAAAAGGATGGAAAGAGAATGGTTTCATTTATCTGATAATGATATAGACAATATAATCAACGAGTATGGTTTTATTCGGGTAAGGAACAGCGTTAAAGATAAAAAGATGTAGTTATATCATTGATACTTAATGTAATCCAAAAATGGATTTACATAATAATAGAAGGATAGGAGATTGTCATCCTATCCTTCTTATTTTCGTTATCAGTTATTATATTTATACACAAAATCATCCACATCCATATACTCACACCCTAAGTTTCCCGCCGTCTTCTTATCGGAGTCGGAGAACTGCCCTTCTTTCCCGGAAGCGTCCCCGATCATCATGATAGTATCGTATATGATCTTATTTCCCTCATCTACATTATCATTTATGAATTTGATATAATCCATATACTGGTCTATCATCCCCGTATTTGGTTTCCTATTGATGTTATCTTTATCATTGTTGTCGCAATAAAAGTTGTATACGGATATATTGGTATAATCCTCCAATGCGCTTGATATATAATCGAATTTATATTCAAACATCTCTTTGTCTACGAAGCCTTTTTCTATACCTCCCTGATTTGATATGATTAGTATATCATCAGGAGCGTAATTTTTGATAGCCTCAAATACGTAGAGTTTGATTTTCATATCCCATATACCTTTAGGGAATGTATCTCCTGACAATGTTTCAATCAGTGTCCCGTCTAAATCTGTTATTAACAATTTACACTTTTTCATGATTCAAAATTTAAATGATATATAATTACCTTAGCTTATTTATATACTACTCGTCCCATTGCTCCTAATAGCTCTTTATCATCCTGCTCCTTTACCTCTACATAATAATATCCCTTGAAACAAAATTTCTTTTGATCGGGATCTGACAAGAACTTTTTATATTCCTCGAATCCTTCATCTGAAAGATGATAAGCCTTTCTTTTTTTGCTGAAGTAATTCATCTGATTCTAATATCTGTTTTTTAGTAGCCATAATAACGTCATTTTTTTATTTTACGATTTTTAGACGATGAGGTATTCTACCTACTCCACAAAGTTCCCCATTTTCTGATTTGACAATTTTTACTCCATCAATAGAATGATAGATGTTTTTTGTAGGATCATTCAAAAATTCTTTAAAACTTTCCAGTTCTTCATCTAATAAGAAAAATTCCTTTTTACAAAGCTCAATATCTATATGAGGGTGTTCCTCAATGAATGATTTAAGAGATATAGGGTCATCCTCCCACGTCAGGTGCCTACCTGCTAACTTATAGATTGTACCTCTTGGAAGTACGATCGCCGAATTGTGATCCTCGACAGAGAAATATTCCTCGTCGTGCGCTGACCTCTCGTCCGTCCATATCTCTCCTTGCCGAGCGGGGGCGTTGTTAAGAATAACCTCGTCACCGTTTTTGTTCACGGCTAAAAATACTATTGTCTGTTCTCCTATTTTCATGAATTATAATTTGCTTACCAATCTCCTCCATCATTACCTATTCCTAATATTGTAGTTATAATATTATCTGGATTTGTCCCTGCGTTAGGAAGCATCTCAGGTATAGGGTTATCTTCCCTATCACCATGCATCATAACGGTAAGAACTCCACTAGCGGAATACAACCAAAGACGTTTGCCGTCCTTCTCCCATTTCTTCGCTAATCTATTTAATGAGTCAATCAGCTTACATTCTTCTGGGGTGCATTCGACTCCCGCTTCAGTATAATATTTCATTCCCATATTATTGATTTGTTTAATTTATGAGCCTCTGATAAGGCTCGTGTTAGTATATCCTTTTTTCTTATAATCTCCTTATATCTTTTGATATTCATTTTTATTATTTTCATAATAAGTTCTTTTGCCTTAATAGCACCAACATCTTATTCCAATCAACATATCCTTTATCCGTAAGTGGAGTGCCGATATTCCTATCATCTATATAATAATCACAATACAATTTTGGTGATGATGATACTGGATCAGGATTGTAGTTTACCGAATACAGATTGATATGATTATATTTAAACCAGTCCACGGCATCCTGTAGATATTTACCATCTCTTACCGTATATAATATCAGAAGATTCTTATCAGCTAGTTTCCTCAATACGCTAGCGGCTCCGATATTGTCTCCTACATAAGGGAATAAGTCTGTCACGCATGTCCCATCGAAATCTATTCCTATTATTGCCATATTCTCTTTATTTATCTTATTAAATTTTTGTATCCTACTTTCTTCATCTGCTCTTCGGTAGCTTTCTTCTTCGGGAACTTCCCGTGCCATTTTCCGGACACCACGACATCACGGCCGTCGGGGCTGGTAGCCAGCCTCCCGCATTCGCTGCACAGCCCCATGCCCTTGTACGGCTGTAGCTCCTTGGCATACTCGAATTTGTCCACCATATACTCGTTTGTCAACATCCAGTAACTAGACGTAGCGGTATTATCGATACAGCCGCATTTAGCGCATACAAACAAGCTCATAGTAAGTTCTTTTTTGCCTCATTAAACAACCGTTCTACCAGATTCTCAAATTCACCATCAGGCTCTATTATATTTCTTATCTTTATCTGTATGTTTTTATGTTTTGCTAAAGAATAATAATTGTCCTCTACATTATAATGAGCCACAGGACCATCTACGTAAATAGCTTCATTTGGATCTAGCTCATTTTTATAATAATCTTCTACGGTATTTATAGGAATATAACGTAGATTATCTATTCTCATTATAGAATATTCATCGAATTTGACGTATTTCCCAACGACCCATTTATAGTTCTCTTTTAGATTAGCCTGCATCTTGTTTTTTTCTTCCTTCAACTTATTTTCCAGTTCTTCAATCTTATTCATATTCTATCTATTTTAATGTTATTGTTATTAAATCTGTTTATCATCTCATCAAAGAATTGACGGTCTATCTCCACAAGCAGGGAGTCCCTTCCCTCCTCGCAAGCCGCTATCCCTGTCGTTCCGCTCCCGGCTACCGGATCCATTACCGTATCTCCCGGATTCGTGTATGCCCGTATCAGGTATCTTAATAACTCCACCGGCTTCTGGTTGGGATGGACGGCTGATTTTTGCCTGTCTGTCTTGAACGTCATGACCGATAGCGGGTATCTCTCCGTGCTATCGTATGTAGTGAGACCGGTCTTGCCGTATAATTCCGTTTTCTTGCACCCTGCTTTACTAGAGGCCTTGGATACTTTCCTGACATGACCATAAGTCTTTTGGGGATTATATGTATGCTTCCCAAGTGGCATAGGTGAGAAGATAAGTATCAACTCATGATTTCTTAATGGAGCTTTCTTGGCGTTAAGAAAACCGGTAGGGGTAGTCTTATGCCAAACAAGGTCGTACCGGTACCATCCCGCTGGGGCGACCCTCATGATCTCGACCGCCGCCGTGAGGGAACAGGTGACGGCTACCACCCCGTACGGACACAGCATTTTTTGGATTACCTCCCACATCGACTTATAGTCAAATCCCTCCTTATCGTATCTTGCTTGGGTTATCTTATAAGGAGGGTCGGCAAAAACAAATCTTACCTTCCCTACCATATCCTTGAATACGGACATCGCCATACCCATATCCCCGTTAAACGCCCTTACTTTCCCGTTCATCATCAACCCTCTCCACTTTAATTGTTCCCATATCACCTGAAGGTAACGTAATACCGCTATACACGTTATTCCAGTTCTCGTCAATGGCCAACTGATGTAATATCGACCTATATATCTGGTAGGTGTTACCGATAAGTCTCTTCCTATTTATCTTATCCTTACTACCCCCATCATATCCTATATGCTCATAATCCCCAAGATCAGGGAACAGTCTTCTTCTTATCGCTCGTGAGTTATTGACTATAAAGCTTCTTATCCCCAGCGTTTCCGCTCCATCCATATCATTTATCAACGTATCTGTCGTATGTTGTAGGTCCATGTCGCCAGCGGCGAATCTACTGATGTCTTCCACGCATTGGGATATCAGCATTAGCTGCTCCCTTGTCAACGTTATTTTATAAAGTTGTTTATTATCCATGATTATCTGATATTAATTTTTCTTTTATATGTTTAGATATATCAATTATCTCATCTTTTATATTGCAATCATCTTTTAATAATGAACCAAATATACATGATATGGCGCTCTTTAGGCCTAGCGCTATCCCTATCTCCAATATTTTTTTATCGGTATTAGAGATTTCTACAGGTTCATATAATATTGATGATATGTTGTTAACGACGTATATTATATCATCTTCATTCATTGATGTAGATTTATCGACAATAGCTATAAAATCTTTTATAATCATAATATAAGCTATTTTTATTTCTTTTATCGTATCATCGCTTAGATGTCTATCTCTTATATGCCTTTCAACATACTTGTTTGCTAGATTCTCTATTTTGTTTGATTTGTCCATTTGTACTATCAATTATTTAGTTAATAATAGATCATAGTCCTCTTCGTCTATACTCCCATTATTGTTGATGTATATAATGAAATCATTTAAAAGCACGGACTTATCCTTGGATAAGGCTTTTATAATAAGCTCTCCATCATCTTTCAACATCACATGCACAGTATCCCAGATAACATATTTTTGACATTCTTTCTCAATCTTCTTGATTGTTTTAAGTATTATCTTATACGTCTCCTCATATCTTTTTACTATTCCGCACAGTTCAGTCGTATTATATTTACGTATAGCCGTGAATATATATTCCTTTTTACAATCCCAGCATTTTATCAGTTTTTCTGATCCGCACGCCTTATTCTTGTAGAAGAAACAGCCCTTACATGGCTCATTATGGTCGTAACTTAATACTACAAGCAGCTCCATGCCATTCTTGTATATCACGTCTCCTTGTTTCATCTTGTCTATTTTATTAATCTCATTATCAATATAGCAAAGTTGGATATTATCCATACTATAGATATCCAGAATGTTATACTCAACATAAGACCTATGTTCTTAGGTATAGGATCTACTCTCCTGAATGTAAGGATCATGAATACAAATGTCTTGAAGTTCATAATTTACGATATTTTTCTATATAGTTAACTATTAGATCCTTGACACCTTTAGGGACATTAATTAGCTTAAGGTTACCTTGGAATATATCCTTACCGTACTCGTCCATGATCACCCCGAATGAAGGATTCATGATTCTTGTCGATATACATATCGGTTGGTCGGTATCGAATCTGATAACGGCTACCTTCTTCTCGTTTATCGCCTTCTTTAGGGCTATATAAAGCTTATGACCTTTAACAATGTCACAATTACCTTTCATGATCTTAGACATATATATGATATGCTCTTTCTTCACATTGCTGAGATTGTCCATCAGTTTAAGATCTCCACCAACAGATTTCCATTTTTTGAAGCAAGATATGCATAGACAATAACTGGACTTGGCGTTCCTCGGCATCATCCTGCTGCTACCAGCGGGAACCGTATCGCCACAGCAGACGCACGTCCGGTCTTTGTTGGTGCGTACTGGGCCATAGCTGTTTATTGGGTATTCTTTTTCTTTAAGCATCTTTTTCTGTTTTCAAAATTATCATCACCATATTCATAATTAGGACAAGCCTTATTGCTTGGGCGTCTCGTATAAGTCTTTTGCTCCCTATCATATTTCCTGTTAGGGTTTATATAATGGTCGCACACTTGCCAAATGGAGCAGCATACTTTCCCGTATCTTTTCGCCCATTCCCGATCATGTAGATGTACACAAGTGGCGCAAGTTGGGTTCTTGAGCTTATCCTTATTCTCATCTATGATCTTATTTACCCGATCAAGAATAACATGCATTTTTTCAATATTTATGACGTTAAATGCGTCTGGGCATGGAAGATATGTCATTGAGCTTATATCTATGTCCATTTCCTTGGATTTATTGTAAGCTGATTTGTATTTCCTTCTCATCAAATCCTTTAATTGATTTACTTTTCTCTCATAAGTCCCCATATTTCACTCAGTTTTCCATCCTTGTTTTTTCAATAGATCCACCATCATCTCCTTTATCTTAGGGCTAATTGCTTCGGTAAGTATATCAGCGGCCAAGTTAATAGAGAAGCTTGTCATTCTAGATTCTCCTATATACTTCTCGCTGGTAACTTCTTTCACATAGTCGTGAATATCCTTGATCATTTCATTTTGAGATCTTAGGAGATCCAGTATCTTATCGAGTTTATCATTCATCTTTTTTCTCGAATATACCTGACAATAACCAGAAGACCACTATCAAAAAGAAAAATAGCCCAAGAGCCTCATCCGGATAATCATGCATCGCTTCTAAGATACTTCTCATAACTTAACATCCATTTTACCGATTATACGATAGAAAATATCCCTAGTCAGCTCAATATCGTAAGTAGCGTCATGAAGCTTATTCTCGTCGATCTCAATACCCATAGTTCTGGCTACGGTCATCAACTTAAAGTTCTCCATATCGTTTCTTACGCCCATCAGGAACGGTGTCACCATAACATATACATCCATACAGTTAGGATAGAACCATGATCCGAAATACTTATCCCCACATTGCTGGAATAAAGCCCGTAGGAAGCTGTTATCGAATCCAGCGTTGTTATACCCCACCAAATACATTTTATCCCTCTTATCGAACTTATTCACGTATTTGGATAATATACCAACTAACTGCCTGTACCCTTCTTCCATAGGCTGATACGACTGCACTTGCTCCAAGGTAACACCAGCCACATCCAGCGCCTCTTGCTCTATCGTGGCGGCAGGGTTCGGGGCTAGGCGGATGTCGAACCTCTCAGTCTCCTGCCCGTCGATATCCACGATTCCTCCTATTTGGTGTATTCCGTTTCTCCAGAACTTAACCCCGGTTGTCTCTAAATCAAAAAATAGTAATTTGCTCATGTCTATTTATTTTGTTAATTTATCATTATCTAAGAACTAGTCGTGAAATGCTTTTATAATATATACTCCCATCAACTCTTTTACCTTCAAAGAAGTATATCCAATATTCTAATGAAGAACATCCAAAAGCAAGACATAGATTATTTATCGCATATCTAAAGTATTTCTTGCCTGAACGAAATAAGATTTGAAATTCTTTATTATTTAAATGGAGTCTTTTTTTGGTTTTTCTTTTATTCATGTTTATAGTTTTATTTTAAATGTTCCTTAATCTTATCCAATGCCTTATAAGACAGATAGCTGTCTATAGTATTATCGCTATCTATTTCCAGCAACTTATTAAACAAGTCTTTAGCCATTACTTTCCACTGCTCTCCCCAATCACGGAGTTTCTCGACCTTTGACCGTATGTCTTCGAAATAAGAATCTACATCTGATTTAATTGATTTTGAATAGTATTTAGCATCATCCTCATCCCCATCCATAATATAATCACATTGTGTTTCGATATCTTTTATATGACTGTCTATATCACTACACATATAATCAACAGGTCTACGTATATTGAATATAGCTTCTGACGTAAGGCCGGTTATATTTTGTATGTCTTTTAAATTATCCATGATTTAATCAATTAAATATAACCCATCCACTTATAACTCCCATCGCAAAAATAAACAAAACTATAAATGTGAACAGTACCCAATCTTTTGCGCTTAGCTCATTATTATCTCTCTTTATTTTCTCAAGATAATCATATATAGCTGTATAAACAGCATGGTGAATATTCTCGTCTCTAGCCCTTACGATATTATCATATTCATTATATCCTAGATTATGGGTAGCGCTTTCGATCCTCATATTCCCCGTAACCTTTTTGTTTACATCGAAATCGAAGCTAAATACCATATCGGTGGTTAGAGCGCTGGCGATTTTGCTTTTTATCTCATCATTACTGAGATTAGCATCGTGCACTAATCGCTCATAGTCTTTATCGTCAAGAATTATCTGTTTTTTAATGTTCATATCCCTAATATTTCTGCTACATAAACAAATCCATAACATATATAATTATCAGCGTCATGCTCACCCCAATTCACATGCCATACGACGGCGCACGGGAAATATAATGGCATATCCTCAGCCATAGGATCCTCTTTTAAGTCATCAATGTTTATCTTCTCCCTCCACCTCCACAGGTCTTGGATATTGTTCAAAATTAATTTCTCCATAACTATGACGGATGTTAGATGTTAGTAATTCAATAGCTAAGCTGATCATAGCTCCCGCTTCAGTAAGTTGATTCATTTGGGCGTACATTCTATGCTCTGCACTACGATAAGCCTCTCTACTACTTATGGTGTCTAGTAAATCATCTATAGCGTTTCTAAGAAGATCGGTCATCCCATGCCCTCCTATGCCCTTGAAATAATAAATATCACGACCAGCGTAAAACATGTCCTGATATCTTTTAGCTACATACTCTATCCCGGATAGATGGTATTTCTCGTTGTCTATCTCCACCTCTCCTTCTTCTATAGCTCTCAACAACTTCCAATCTATCTTTACATCAGCTTGACGATTTTTTACCTTTACATAGGCATATCCGCCATAATGAGAACCCAGTGTCCTCATTGTAAGTTCATTGACTTTTTGTTTGTCTCCATCCATAATAATCTGGTTTTTAATGTTGATACAAAAGTAAGATTTAAACAAAAATAAAAGCATGAATAATATAAAAATAATATTAATCATGCTTAAATATAAATATATCTCTTCTAGTTCTCACGGATATACGTATTCGTACTCATCTGGAGGAGATGTCTTATATTCAACATCGCACTCCATATTGGTGTAATAGTTATCCCCTTTTCTGTATACTAACGCTACCCAACAGTCATATTTTTTGCTGTATCCTATAAGAGGAACATTAGCCATAGGCGGATTATCCTCCGTTTTGTACCTTATTCTTGCTGTTTGTTTTATACTCATATAATCCATTTTTTAATAATGTTATCATCAGTGAAAATAACGTATCTATAAGATGTTTCTCCTTTCCCCAATATATAGGAATATCATCTATATCCCTATATAATGCAAACCATGCGTTTTCTAGCTTATAACATTCGAATGTAGAACCCTCTATCTCATATGGGAATAAATTCAGTAACGTCCCTACATCCCAAACAGGATTGGATACATCAGGGGTAACGGCCTCTATCAGCCCTATACGACCAGCGTTATCCTCCATAGAATGTAATTGATCCAGATACTTGTCTCTGAAGCCGCTGGCGGTAGAGATAGGGAGGCCGGCCTCGACCAGCACTCTTCCCTGTTCTTTTGTGGTAAAAATCCGTTCCTTCATAATTTCATTTTCCTTTCTACTGTAACTATCGTATCATTATGCCATCCCCCATGAGCCACAAGAAGAATCTCCTGCTGCTCGAAGCCAAGCCCGGTCCCTATACCGCCGGAGTTCCACGCGCAGGTAATGACCACCCCTCCTTTCTTGGTGATCCTAGCTATCTCCTTCTTCTGCTTAGCCCAATAACTAGATTGTGTTGTTTGCATATCAACAGCACCTCCAAGTCTTTTATACGACTCGGATACCTGTCTCGTGGAATATGGTGGATCATATAGTACCATATCAGCTATATTATCCTTAAGACCACACAGGAAGTCCGTGGCGTCCTTATGATACATAGCCTTAGTCTCAGGGTCAAGATCGTTGGTGATCGTCCCTATATCGCTGTTTCTGGCGAATGGATCCACTATAACCATCCCCTCTTCTCGATATTTATCTATAAGTTCCCTTATCGGTTTTATGCTGAATGTCTCGCTGTTCGGCATTGACCATTTCTTGTTTATAATCATCTCTTAACTCTGTTTTAAATTTAAGCTTCATAGTACTTCTAGGTACAGGATCGCATATGTCATCCCACCAATTCTTGTGCCCTTTCGGTGGATGTATATCCTTTTTCCATAAAGATCCCTTAACTGTCTTGATTCTTCCGTATGGTCTCATTTTGCTCGTGTTTACCTTCACATGTCACATTATATCCGTTTCTAATGACCCGAACATAAGCTCATCAGTAATTTTGCGAAATTCCTTTACAATATCATTTATCTGCTTACGTTCGATGCTTCTTAGCAAATGGGCTATCACATCCACTGTCCATCCGTTACCCGCTAAAGACATGGCCGTATTTGGGGCTATCCCGTCAAGGTAATCATCCGGCAATGTCTGTAGCCTACACATCTCCACCGGGGTCAGGTATCTGAATTTGTCTTTCATGTCAAAGGCGTTAGGATATCTTCCGGGAGGTAGTGATGAGATCACGTTATCTTTCATGGCTGTTGTCAGGCAATTACTTTTCTTGATGGGAGTGGTATTCTTATCCTTTCTTATCTCCAGACATTGCGTTATTTTTATGTCCTTGTCACAATCCTTTCGATACCCGTCCTCTCCTATCCTTCTACCGACAATGGTCCCTATATATCTCCCTCTTATGGCTCCCGGATTCCAACCCTTGTCATGCTCTAGAATATCATCCAATGATATATGCTTGTCTTTCGGCATTTCTACCGGCCAATTGCACCAATAAAGGCGATGCCGGGTCTGTGCCGAGACCAAGGCACTATCGATCTCCACCGGCTCCACGCCAAGCTCCTCGGTAATCACCCAGCGGTGCTCATCCCGCATCCGGACGTTCTCACCCAAGAACAGGACCTTACCTTTGGTCTCCTTCCTTAAATGCTTTACGATGTCCGAGAAGCAAAAGAAAAGCCTTCCACGAGCGTCCATGAATCCTTTACCCTTACCTGAGCTAGAGAAGCTCTGGCAACAGAACCCTCCCATGACCAGATCTATGTCTTTCCATGGAATATTCCACGTTCTCCAGTTATTGACATCTCCTAACCGGATAATATTAGGAAAATGTTTTTGACTTACCTTTATACATGTCTTGTCTATCTCCGAGGCGTAGTAAGTCTCTATAGGTATACCGGCTCTTTGTAATGCTAGATATCCACATGATATCCCATCAAATAATGATAATACTTTCATATTGTTCATTTATTCTCAGACCTAAAAATATCCTTTGCGATCATATCAAGGGATATTTTATGTATCTTAGGTAAGACCTTAACCAATTTTATACCAAAATTTTCTCCCCTCTTAACAAAAGTCCATTTCCCGTATATGATCCCATGCATCATATTTTGTATTATCTCCTTGCTATCTGTCAAGAACACTTGATAATAGATGCTGTTGACATAATTGAAATCCTTTCCATGATCATTTGCCGGTCTTAATATCATTACAGCCGAAGAGCATCCACGAACGAATCCGTGTATCTCAAGACATTCATCAAACTCATAATTATCGCGTTCCTCATCATGAACATCCTTAACCCATTTACATGGTCTCCCGTCTTTAAACGGGATCTTTAACTGTTTCTTTGCCATCTTTTAAATTATATTATAATGTTACGATTCTAGTGTAAAATGGTGTTAATCACCTAATGTTATTACCTGCTCATAGGTGAGCGTACCTTTGTAACCTCTAGCTTTTAGTTCCTCGATAAGTTCTCTAGGTTTGAATTTGGCTAGATCTGGATTGGTAAACACTTTCGTTAATTTACCCCCCCCTCCCTTTGCATTGGCTTTTTTGGACGATTTGTAGGCATTTACACAATCCTTACAGTAGTATCCAAACCCATCCTTTTGTGATTTGTTCTTATAAAATTTATCCACTGGTAATTCTTTACCACATTTCTTGCATATTTTAGTCTCCATGTCTTATTTGTTAAAAGAGTAATATAGATATAAATACATAAATTGAATAGGGCTATTCACCATGCCCTTATCAGTAGGATCATCGTATTTGTCAAGCCAAAGACGAAGCGCCTCCCAATCGATATCCTTACGGTCACATACCATGCAGGCTAGGTTAGCCCCGAACAGTTCCCCGTCGCCGCCCAGCGACTTGTTAAACCTCTTGGCTAGTCTTTCCTTGAATCCCTTATCATACCATATCCCGGAAGTAGCGGCATAACAATAATAAGCGTTGTATTTCATTTTCACGCCCATCTTCTCAAACAATGGTGTATGCCATATCCGATCTAAAAAGAATACTATTCCACGATATATGAAGGTTCGGAGATTCTTCCTGTATTCTTTCCCCAAGAAATTATCCACACAAGATATAGTCCCGCCTGAATAATACCAATTATTGGCGCCTCTCTTAACCTTATCCGTCATCTTGAATTTATTCTTTCTGTCTTCCACCCTATCCCAAGGTTTCAGCTTATCCTCATTAAATGTCGGGCAATAATGATAGTAATGATTAATCCACGAGAGGTAGGGGTTGTATATCGTGTATCCATTATCGCTGACATATGAGTTCATATCATACCCAAGCTCCTTGGCTAGAATAGATCCCTCATCAGCTAATACCTTCAATATCGGGTTCAAGTTCCATATCTGATCTTGACTGACGAACATCGAGTAACATGGATCCTCATCCTCCCCATACCATCCTCCCATCCCGCTCACTATTTTATCCAAATCAAGTGAATAATCTTTCCCGGGTAAAAAATCATCTCTAAGAAAAAAACCTCTATATGGGATCATATCATGTATGCCGGGTTGGTCGTCAAATATGAACTTAGCATTCTCGGTCAATCTAATCAATGTTTGCAAGACAGAGGATATATCTATGGGTGCATATTCACACCTATAGACCTTATTATTTATCCAAAGATATTGAAGAAGCTCGGCTATATTAATAGTCCCGTCCTCCACATATCCTGTCTTGTTATCGAAGTTTATTTTGGCTAGAGGTATATTACTTCCTTGTGGTTGATCACTTTTTTCATTACAACAATGCACGAACCTGTCAAAGAATATATCTTTCCAACCAAAATATTTATCCCTTATCGTCATAAGCCTATTTCTTGTTGTATAACGACATGACGTTAATAAGATCAGCTTTTCTGGCCATCCCCTCAAGTTTATTAAAGCCATCCATGTTATCTCCGCTGACGATGATAGTAGGATATACCTCTATACCGTACTTGGATATTTCCTCCTCCGTGGCTTTGTTCTCCGGGATCTGGTTTAATGTGACCTCACCCTCATACTCCTGTAATGTGTTGGCGATAATATACCGCATGTAGTCGCTGTACTCAGCGTCTTTCTTCGTGAAAAAATCAATTCTTACCATCTCAAATAGTTGTTAATCTGTTAATAATCAAATCAGCGGTAAATATAGCATTATCTACCTCATCTATACTCATCTTTCTCCCATCGAAATCGTTAGATAATAAATCCTTAACAATCTGATATCTACGCTGCTCCCAATTTACGTTTACATCAAAATTCAGATTCTTTACATAATCATAATTTAATTCATTATAACTGTAACTGAGATACTTAACTATCGGGAATAGGCTATCATCAATAGTGCGCTTGATTACATTAACGTATTTACCCGTTCTTTTGTCGATAGCTCTTAATCCCTCATCTACTACTCTTTTTACTCTTTTTCCTGACTCTTCCATTCTATAAGCCCTTTGTTATGTTTATCGTAATATAATAACGCTATGGCGTTCCAGCATACGGCGGATAGATGCATGAATCCCTCCTTATCATATCTCTCCCCTTTCGTATAAGCGACCAAGTGTCTCATGAGTGCACCTAGATAACGATTGAACCCATCAGGTATATCCTGCCATGAGTTATCAGCGTACTTCTTGGCACCTTCCGTATATACCCTCACGATGTCCTCTATCTCAGCCAAAGGAAGGAGATCCCACCGGAGTTTACCGTCGGCACGGTCGTCCTTCCCGCTACCGTCTTTCCCTACGGCAGTCTTACGTGCCTTGGCTACCTCCTCTTGGTGGGCTTTAATGATGGATGCACTATTAATATTATTGAAACGGGAAAGATCGTAAGCGTTTACATTGTCTACCTTTTCCTCATCAATAAGTTTTAACTTAATAGCTCTACCTAATGATACGACCATCTCCTCATCAACCCAAATAATCTCATCTACTTCATCCGACCATAGTCTGATTCTCATTCTTCCACTTTTATCAGCAGTCTCAACTACCTCAAACACATCGCCATCATAGACCACCTTTTGATACTTATAAAATTCCTCCTTCATTTTAAACTCCTTTTTGTTTTATTATTATTACTGGATCATCATTAAATGGGGATAATATCCCAATATGCAACAATATATTGCGCTCATCGCCCTCATTTTTATCGGCTTCAATAGCATTGATATTTGATTTGTTACTAGATATAATGTTACTATCTATATTAGGATCATTTTTGATTATAGCCCATCCTTTTATAATAGGTTCATGCCTCATTAATTTAGCGACATCTTCTTCTACCAACCAATATTCCTCAAAAACAGTATCCGGATATTTGGCTTTTATCTCCTCGTAAGTATTATACCATGTCATATTTTCGTAATTTAGATTAATAAAATTCACTAAGATCCCTGCATTCTGGCGTCTCACCTGTCATAGAGTAAAGCTCACCAGATGATAGATGCACGCAATGAACGGTCTTCCCGTCTATATACTCACTTCGCTTCGTGATCCCACAAATAGCGCAGCGTTGGATCCCCGGACCCGCCTTTATCCACGAGTGCCGTACGCTCCTCTTCCTTGTCCTGTTGGTGTCATTAAGCTTTCTCATGATCAATCCTCCAAGACCGTTACAATCTTATCTTTACCGATAACAACCTCATTCCCGCTTCTTACATCAAAGCATCTCTCACCCTCTGCCTCCTTGAAATAAAGAGAGCCATTGTACTCGAACAGACCGAATCCATAATCATCTAGCTTCATCTCTTTAAGTTTCTTGAATTTGTATACGCTTTTCATATTCTCCATATTATATTGCATTACTGGAAATATCATTATGATACTTATGCCTATTACAAGCAATCCTGTGTAAAACTTTTGTGAATCATATTTTTCCCATCCCTCCATCATCATGGCAAAGGAGATTACTATTATTATAATAATAGATATCAACCCTACCATATCATATCCTCCTTTCTTTCAAAAATCCCATCATATCCTCCACGCTAAGCTGGAAGCCGGCAGCCGCCTTATGACCGCCGCCACCGAGGTTGGCCTTGCGTGCCAGCGCCGAGACATCCACCTCCTCCTTGGTGGTATAGAACGAGCATCTGAAGAATCTGCCGTTCCAGCAAAATGGCATCATCAAATCATGTTTTCTAGGATCGTACATAGACTCGAATGTGGTGGAGTTAAACTCCGTAGTATTCATACATATCGCCTTGTATCCAAATATATCTGCCTCGAATGAGAACATCTTCATTTCTCCTCTGTTTTTCTCGATGATATATTCTATTATGGCCTCGCCATTTCTTATCATATCAGAAACAAACTCGCCATTCGCCTTGTTTAGCACCTCCCTGACCATGTCAACGTCAAGCCCGCAATACCCTCTCATCCCATATTGGAATGAAAGAACGTCACTCCATTCGAAGCGATCATGATCCCATACATCATAAGCGCTCAATAATTTTACCACGTCAGGGGTTTCGATATCATCGAAAAGATATTCCCACGTAAGCTCACAAGCCGCCGTTCCGATACGTCTTTTGCCTTTGACATTATATTCCTTCACAGCTTCTATCGCCGTCTTATGGTGGTCTATCCATGTGACATCTATCCCCTTGTCTTCCCATTCGTCGAATAAGAATATCGTTCTATCGCCAAATGACACGTCAACTACAAACACCTTATCATATTTATTCACGTCAGGTATTTCCTTGCCGTAATTGTAAGGAAGAAGATCAATGTCCCCTTTGAAATACTTTTTTACTATAGCCGCTGACATTACTCCGTCAAGATCAGCCTCATGATATATACACCCAATCATAATAATTTTTTTATTTGTTTCAATTCATATTCTATCACATTGATACGACCCATGATAATATCTTTATCATCGTCATTATCATGATCACCATCTTCCTTCTTAGATAAGATATTATCTATTTGGGCTGACGCTAATACCATCATCATGCAATGATTTGATTTAATTTTTTGTGATATATGTACGCCATTTATAGCGATTTGGACACAAATATCTTTTATCTCATCTATACTCATATTCATAATCTATTGTTTTTAATTAAAAAATCTATGTATTCTTTTATCTCCCTGTTTCGATCATTACTCCAGTCAAAGGTCTCGTTTATGAATTTGAAATACGATACTGGAATCGAATGAAACATCCATCCACAATACTTGCCGAATGTCATCACCGTAGATCCAAGGGGATGATCCGGCCTTCCGGGAACAGGGGCGGCGGTTACGCCCTGCGCCAGCCCCCTCCTACGATCTTTCTTGGCGGCTTTGATATCCAGATCTGTTTTCGTTACCTTATCCCCCATCGGGATATTGGTAATTAGTTTATCGCCGATAAACATCCCCCATCCATATCCTTTGTAGTTCTCTATACTAAGTTTCCTTATATCACCGAACCTTGACGAGTTGTTACAACAATCAACGACCAATGCGCTATCCTTACCGTCCTTTATCCTAACCGCCCTGCCAAGCCACTGATAAAACGAAGAGAACGAAAATGTCGGTCTTCCTACTATCACGCAGTCCAGACCCGGATGATCGAATCCCGTACCGAGGGCGGAATAGTTGAACACTACCTTCGTCTTACCCGACTTGAACCTCTCAACTATAGCCTCCCGCTGCTTCTTTGGCGTGCCTCCGTGAACCACCTCCGCCATGCCGGCACATATCTTGGCGTTCATCCATTCGGCGGCAGTATTGCAGCTCTCAACAGAATCCATAAACACCAGTATAGATCTACATACGTCTTTTAATACCATCAATCGACGCAAAATAAGGTTGTTTAAGCCATTTTTTCTCACCGCCTCACTAATAGACTCAGCCGTATATTCGGAGCCGTTAGAATTGAGTTTAAGGGCATCTCCATTGAAATCCCATGTCTCATACTTAAGAGGCGTCCAAAATCCTTGCCTTATCATCTCCTCTACCTGTATCACGTGAATCAGATTCTTGAAATACACCGGTCTCATACGAGTGATGAAATTAAGTTGGGAATATGATGTCTGTCCTATCGACATGTTTTTAAGTCTACATGGCGTGGCTGTAAACCCTATCACCTTTCTCGGCTTCAGCTCATTCATGAATGTCATGAACTCACTGCCATCCTCAGGACTGTATCCGGCATGAGCCTCATCTATCAATACGTTTCTGATTCCCATCTCCTTAAGCTGACCAACAACTTTCTTGATAGATCCTAACGTGGCATATATCATGTTAGATAGCTCTTTCTTGCCACAGGAAGCGGAGTAGATGGTAGCCGGTATGCCATACGACGTTATCTTGTCGTGGTTCTGTTGCAGCAATTCTTTTGATGGTTGTAAAATCAGCGTCTTATCTCCCATCAATCTAGCCGCTTCTGCTATCAGAAGTGACTTACCGCAACCTACAGGACCTATGATCAATACCGGATCATGTCTATCAGAGTTTATGTAATCGGAGATACTTTTAACACACTCCTCTTGATATGGCCTTAATTTATATGTCATCTCTGTAGTTATCAAAAACGTCTTTCACGTACTCTAGTCTTATCGCACATTCCCGGCCATCGTCCATTTTTACCATCAAAGTCTCTTTGGTCTTGCTTATGGCTATCACCTCTCCTATCCCTATCTGGGTATGAACTATATCACCTATCTTTACATCAAATTTACTCATGGTCCAGCCTTTTATTAAATTCCTCTATCTTGCTCCTGTCTGTCTCTTTGGTCATCTTAGCCTCTTCCTTGAATATGTCATACCCTTCTCGGATATTGTCTCCAACCATATTCTCTATCATCTCCCTTAACTCATCGCTTCTTACGGCGAAAGATATCTGAAACGATTTACTTGTACCTTTCATTAGGTAATCAATCTCCTTCTTGCATTCCGTCATCAACCGATCCAGATTATCGAATTTAACGAACTTAGAGTTGCCATTGGCTTTCCTTACCCCATCCTTGAAATCCTCCAATATCCCGTTAAACACATCTGCCATACACATCATGGAATGTAGCCATACCAGCATATTGAATTTATATTCATTATCAGCGTTGTTCATCAAACTCACCAAAGACTCGCTTTTTGTCAACATGATCTTCGATTCCCGGTCTACGATATCCTTTATCTCCTGCCGGCATTTCATGGCACCAACGAAATCCATTTTAGAATAACATTCATTTGATTTCTCTACCAATTTCCTAATATCCTTTCTAGACATCAGAAGATCCAATACCTGTTTTTCTCTTTCGTTTTTATCCATAATCATTTATTTATTGACACAAATATAATTAAAGCCTAGATATTTACCTAGGCTTTTTAATAAAGTTAATCTTTTTTATTCTTTCTTTTTGACTCATCCCAATCCGATGAGTACCTGCATGTCCCTTGTTTGTGGATCGAGAAATCGCACCAAAAACACAAGGGCTTGGGGCGGGGTTCAAGGCAGGCCGGCTGGCGTCCCATGAGGTAGCGCTTCTCGTACTTATACCCCTGTTTGGCGTCGTCCCAAACGTGAGCTTGATAGCTATCTATTTTATTTGTCTCGAAATCATACATGTCAAGGAGAATATCGTTAAGTTCCTTGACCGATCTCTCTACTTTCTCCTTATCTACCTTCACGTTCTGATTGTCCAGCATGCGGGTAAAGAAATAGCTGCACATATCCGGCAATACCTTATATTTTCTGAGTATGTAAAAGGCGTATATCGGATGTTGGAGATTATGAAGCAGCTTATCTTCATCGAATAACTTTCTCCCGGACTTCCAGTCTATCGTATACATGGCTATCCTGTCCTTTGTCTTATACTCTCCACGCCAGTCCACCGATCCTATGATATGTACCTTATCGTACGTAACGCCATCCAAAGTAAGGGGTTTGGGCAGCTTATAGGGCAAGACAAAGTCCTCCTCCACGCCTACCGGTCTCGACCCCCGGATCACCTTCTCCATTGGCGTAAGATCAGACCATGCCTTCTTATAATTGCCAGCAGCATCCTTCTCAAACAACCCCACAATCCATCTTATTAGCCTAGCCGCATGTTGCATAGACTCGATCTGGGATTTTACGCTATCAAAAGGAATCTTCTCTATATCCGCATAGTAATTGAAAGCCTTACTCATATCCTCATAAGAAGGTCTACATCCGCTCTTGAAGAAATACTCCATTGTCTGGTGGATAACCGTACCATATGACGTAGCCTCGTGCTTCTCCGTGGATCTGTGACCCTCCACGTAAGTCTTATACCACTTATACGGACACTGGACAAACGTATCTATCTGCGAGTAAGAAGCGGCGAGAACCTTCTCTCCATTTATTATCTTACACAAGAGATGTGTCTCCGGGATAGTCATCATCGAATATATTTAAATCAAGTGATGTTTCGTATAAATCATATGCTATATTTTGAAGGTGATGGAATCCTTTGATATCCATTTTAACAACTGTGTTACCCCATAAACGTGTGATACTTAAAACGTAATCTTTTGTTATTGTTATATCCCCTTTATTGCGGTAATCATGATTATCATAATCGTTAAATCCAATCCAATCCAATATCCTCTCATTCAAGCTTATTGGATAAACATCACATTCGGAAGTATACCACTTTATTGTGCCATTATCAATTCTGCGTTCGAGAATCAAACTCCCTTTGTCCTTATGCATACCGGTAATACATCCTATCCTCCATATATTACCATCCTTATCTTTCACAATATTGCCTATTCTTAACTCCTTAACTGAAATCATATTCTTCCTCCTCTTTATAATCATCATCGCAATCATCAACAAGAGGGGTCTCTAACCCCTCTTCCCAATCATCATATCCGAAATCCATTACTTACCCTTAACCCAATCATACAACATATCCACAAAAATCCCTACAGTTAGTTCATCGACAGATTTATCGCCAAAGACATCATCCGGAATCCTTATATCCATCTTCTCTTCAATCCCCATCACCACCTCTACGAAATCCAAGGGATCCATACCCATGTCAGTTTCCAGATCATCCTCGTTATTGATCTCGGCGGCATGATTAAGACCCGTAAACTCACCCATTTTCTCGAATATCGTTTCCTTGACTACTTTTTCAACTTCTTTTCTTTCCATACTAAATCGACATTTTTAATCTTCTACCTAATTCTTTTTTTATATCCGATATCCTTTCGATGTCCATCTTAACATCGCCTGTGATAGCGTATTCCTTATCCATTTTCTTGGGAGGATCCGGGAGCCGGCTTATGGCGAACAACCATGCCAGTTCCTTGTTCTTGTTCTCCCTAAGATACAAGTCAGACGTCATGCCATACATTTTTATGATCGTATCGAATAACGTTGATTCCGATAAACTCATATGCACACTATATACATTTGATGGTTTCCATATCAAGTTATCCAATCTCATCGTATACTCACGTTTAAGATCTATGTGGGATATTACGGCTCTTACTATAGGTCCCTCCTTGAAGTTGGTATTAGCTACGAACCATACGAGCCGTTTCTCTACCTCCTTGATAGCTCCTGTATCCTTACCCATATCGTTATACACACCAACGATACGGTCCCGGATCCCCTCGACCTCCGGTGTCAGGCCGGGTGTCTCTATCAGCATCAGCAGCGACCCTCCCCTTGGTGTTATCTTCCACTTCCCATTCTTCTGAAGCTCGATATAACCAGATGCTTTATAACTATCTATTTTCTCCTTTGGAATGACGCTAGCCATCTCCTCTTTCTGCCGGATCATCAAAAGATACCCGACATCAGACATCGTTAATCCTGATGTCATCATCTGTTCAAAATTTATATACATAAGCTAATGAGTTAAAATATTGACCTTATCTTTCTGGCTACCCTCTCGACTATATCGGGATGATCATTTCCGTTATATATATCTATTAGCGTATCTATTATATGTAACCTTATGTTTTTCTTTGATGAATGAAACCAAAAATCTCCATTTTTTCTGTTTACAGGTTTGAACATCTTCAGTTCTGGTATAAGATAACACGCCACACATGATCTTTCAGCAAGTGATAATTCAACCGCTGCCTTTTCTATTGCTTTGCACATAAATACATAATTATCATTCTTTATTAGATTGTAAGCCCTTCTCAACACCCTAAGGGCGTCTGCTTTCGATAATCTCTTTCCCTTTTTCATACTGTTTTACCGTATAAGATTCATTAGCCATACCAACTCTACCAACTGATATAGATTGATTTATAGATTGGTTAAGATGCCCTACAACCGACATCTTAGCCCTAACCGTATTGGCGCATCTTAGAAGAATTCGATAATCCTCTAACGCCCTCTCGTATCTTACGTCCACCCTAGCCCTTTTATCAGCATCAGTCATGCTCTTACATGTTCCGTCCTCCCTCAGGCTTATAGCGATCTTGTCCCGTATGATTCTGATATCATCCTCGGCTATCACCAGTTCGGCGTCAAGAACCCCCTTGTATGAGCTAAGAAGATCCTCCACCGCCACAACTTCCCTTTTTAGGTTCTCCAATTCCAATATCATTGAGTTGTCATTTATCCTTTTATACTCCTGTACTTTATTGGATACCTCATCACAGATACTCATGATCTCCTTTTCCCGTTCCCGGTTTATGATATATCTGATGCTGTATTTAGCCATTTCCTTTAACGAGGATATAATTTCCTTTATCCCCATCTTATCCTCAACCGACAATACGGTCTTCAAGAACATTTCCAGCACCTTTATCACTACAAGCAGGTAATTATGTCTCAATCTCATGTCAATAAGGTGTTTCGTCATGTACTACATTGAAATCATCACTGGGCGGTATATATTGTTGCTCCAATGGAACACCTGGAGGTGGGGGCGGCAGCGTCACCACGGTCGTGTCCGGCTTGCCGCTACCCACAGGGGCATCCGAGCCTCCTGGTCTTTCTTGGCGCACCACCCCTCCATCAGGATAATATCGCTCATATCCTTTCATGATATCTACATGTATAGCGTCAATCTCCTCCAATGATCTTTGACGGACCTTTACGATATGATGGAACAATAATCCATCCACACGGAAGGATCGTCTTGACTCGCTCTTGAAACGTTCCAGATTAGGATACCATCCTTGCGGAAATTGCATGTATGAGGAGTACCCGTATCTCCTTGGGATATTCAACACTACCATAGCCGTACACAGCTGCCCCAATGAGTCAGACTGATAGAAATCAGACTGCCTTGGCATATGATCCTTCGGATCACGTCTGCCCTCTATCTCTCGATTAAGTTGCGATACGATAAGGAAGAAGATGTTTGGGAACGTTCTTTTGGCTATATTACACATATTCATCAAACTATCTATATTCCTCTTGGCATCACCCGAACCTTGTATAAGAGCTGTATGGTCTATGGATACAAATACAATTTTCTTATCCTTATTCGCCGGCATATATACATTCCATAGAAAATCTTTAAGCTCATCAACTGTTGTAGGTATGGGTATATACGTTATTCTGTTTGAATTTTCTTGTTTAAGACATTTTTGCATTTCTAGCATCTCCTCTTCATTCATTTTACGAAGGAGGATATCTTCTATGTCTTTGTTCATTTTTTTTGATAGTGAACGTAATACCAGGTCTTCCGGATTCATCTCGAACTCACATCTTAACCATACATAATCATCTGCTTGTGGATTGATGTTGACATTCATCACATTGTTCATGATCTTTTGCGCCAAATAGGATTTTCCAACCCCTGGTCTAGCTCCTATGGCTATCGCATGTTGAGGGTAAAATCCCCCCAGCAAAGCTTTGTCTAGATAAGGGTATCCAGTACGAGCCGGGAGAAGTTCTCCCGACTGATATTTCATTATCCTCTCATAGGCGTCCATGATAATTTCCTTGGACGTCTTCCATATCCTATTATCGTTCATCCTCGTGCGTTTCTATCGCCAGCCGTATCGGATTTAGATCCTCTGTTAGCTGATCTTGATTTATATCTTAACCCCTTAGCCGTATGGCATAGGTCCTTCCCTTTCCGATAAGCCTTCCCCTTCAGCTTATCGGTCTTGTAATTCTTACGACCCAACTCCCGTCTCTTGGCTTTCTGCTCAGGTCTGGCGTTGATCTTCTTATCCGTCTCAGCCTTCTTCTTTCTGGCTTCCGGATGTGTCCTGTAATATTCAGTCGATCTCCCCATCCTCTTCGTCCTCCTCATCATCAAAATCTATATTCTCTTGTATATCCAAATCCTCTTCCTTTAAAAAAGATGGATATTCCAATCCCAGACGCTTAATCATATACGAATATGGATCAGACGCAAATTCATCTGGTATCTCCCATGTGCAAGGGAATGTACCTATTACCTTTTTAAGTTTATCGGCTAATTCGCTACTCATCCCCATATTAACCATTTTATTATAAACTGTAGCTTCTACGCTACTTACATTGCCCCCAACATAAAAACCTGTTGGTTTGTGAACAAAATAAACTTTCTTCATTTTACATGTATTATTCATTTTATTAAAGGTATCCAATTTGATTCGATACTCAAATGTTCCATTATCATTAGCTCTAATGCTCATATTTATCCTTCTTGCGATCTCCATAACTCATATCCATATCACACACCACCGTATCGGTCGTGTCGTTTACCACATGGAACAGGAACTCCGGACATCCGTGGCAGGCGTTGCTCCCGATCGCCACCGCTCCGTGCCTAGGGCAAGCCTTCTTTACCATGGTTCTATCATATATCCGTATATGATTATCGCCATACTTTTCAATATATCTCATGGTATTAAGTAGTGATGGTAAAGACATCTTATATGGGGATACATGTTCTATTGGTATATCCAATTCACCAGATAGGCTTTTGTAAATATCCTGTACATCCCGTTTTGTCCTATACGCAAATATATTAATCTCAGTCATTACCATATCCATACTCCTAAGAAGATCCGGCCTAGCCAGCCTCCCCATAGGCTTCCCGAAAGGATCGGATCTCATCCAAGCCCCACACTTCTCGCACCCAACTTGCTTCCCCTCTACCGTATTTATCATAGTGGATGGGATCTTGCAATACGGGCATACGGATCCGTTTAACATAGCTTTCTGGGCTAAAGACAGTTCTTTCATACCTTTTCTTCTATCTCAACATTAAATAGATTGCAGAATCTATCAAAATTTCTGTTCTCTATTCTCATATCCTCCTCATACTTGTCAACCGATTTGATGAAATCATTATAACAGTCCTCGCACATCCATTGATTGATTACCGCTACATAATAGCCCACGGACGTAGGTCTGTTACACATATCGCAAATACCTAAGCACCCATATCTGGTGAGCTTATCCATCATCTCCTGTCTTGTTATTTCAAGCACCTTGAATTTCTTGTAATTGTTAACTACCTTTGCCATTGTAAATTTGTTTAATAATAAAATAATCTGCTATATCCATTCCCTCATTTATATTGGGCTTTGATTCGAGAAAATCGCTTATCTCTATATTCATTCCCTTCATATCCCTATCCACTTTCTTCTTCCACTCGTTAAACGCCGATCCTTTGTCAGGATATAGGACTATTCTCCTACGTCCCAATGCCTCTATCATCTCCCTTTTCAACATATGGATACCGCCACAGGCCATAAACAACCTACTAGGGTGCACAATATTGCAGATAACAGCCGTCTTCTCTGACTCTACTATATACACCGGAGCGTCATTGGGATAGAAGTTGATAAGAAACTCCCCGAACAGGCATTGCCTAAGCAGGTAATCCTGACCGTCCAGTATATGCACCCAACATACGTGATCCATGGGAACCTTTACCCTCTTCCCGTCAGGCCCGTAGTCCATTATCTTTCCGGTCCGCACTACCCAATTCTTATCCAGTTGCCAGAACACACAGCACTTACCCCAGTCCCCGAATCTCATCATCCCCACCTTATACAAGCTAAATGCCCTATTGGTATGATATGATCCGAAGATATTGGATAGATAATCCTGAAGATCGGATGTCTCGAAAGGATTAAGCGTCTCAAACATCTTGCTTACCGGAATGCAGTTGGCTATATCCGGATCCATAGGAGGTCTGTACCTCCTTAATACTTTGTTTGAATCGGTAAAAAGATCATTGTTCCCAAGTTCGCTCCCTGTTGGATATTTAAAGTAACCACATTTATTTTTATGATCACACACCCCAAACTGCTCTCCAACGATCTGACCGGTGGTTACGTCCACGTACGGCGTAAAACACTTATCCTTGCCGCATTGCGGACACGTCAGCTTCCTCCTTGGTTTGCTATGATCCAGCTCATACCGATGAACGCTCTTATTGAACTCCCTAAATTCCATCATCCTCTCCTCTCATTCATGACTCTATATATATAGTCCCTCAGTGGTTCTTTTCTTATCAACTTATTAACGTCAAACTCGCCTTCTATGTCCAAGGATCCGACTCTTGATGTAACCGTATAATTAGTTTTCTCGAACTTATACTTTCCTTGAAGATATACTACGGTAGCCATATTCAATATAGGGTTGTCAGTCTGTCTCTTCAACTTATATTGGCTGGTCTTTGCGGTAGGATCACCCGGAGCGAAGTTATATATCTCCTCTATCTCCAATATCTTTCCGTAATTTTCCAGTATCATTCTTCTATATAACTCAAGCTGGAAAGCGTACTCGTCATAGAAATTGCCTTTCCTGTTTGATTTGAAGTCCAATATAGCGAATATCCTCCTGCATCTCTTTATCTTTTTTTTCTCCGTCTTAGGCTGACCTTTCTTGGCTCCCGTCTTATAGAACTCTCCTGTCTCGACCTCTATCTCCACTGTCTCCGGCTCGCTGTCCATCTCCACCACGGCGTCCACCGAAGAAGCTACCTTTAACCTGCTTGACCTCAACATCTTTTCGATAAGTACAGGTTTAACATGTCTTTCCCTGCAGAATATGGCAAATGATATTAGATCCTCTATCAGCTCATCAATGTTATCCACTAATATCCGCTCCATCCTATACTTGTCTATTCTCAGCTTAGCCTCCTTGACAGCCTTCCTTATCCACGTCGGGATCAGCTTTATCTTAACCCCGGTCAGATACAACCCAAATAGATAATGCATGATAGTACCTAAGTCAGCCCTGTAGTTAGCGTACTCATCAGGATCCTTACCCTTGAGCCTCATCTCATTCTTCCACTTCTCCAAAGCGCCGGACGTATCACAATACCCATTGGCGATATTGTTAGTGGCTCCATCGTATATGATAGGATACCCATCAACATCCATCTCATAATACACACGTTTGCCAGCGACAGTCATTCTATATAACACTGGTGTCGGGATATCCCTTATCCATTCAGCGGCATAATACTGTTGCTCTGTCTCCAGATCATACTCAACCTCCATCTCCTCCTTAGGCTCGTTTTTAGGCTCTTCAACAGGCTTTTTCTCCTCGATCATATCTTTCTTTGGGATCGTTGACAAAACGTCTAATATGCCAAAGAAAGCGGTAAATTTAGGATCTGTATGATATGATCTTAATATTGGTAACGATGATCGCCAATAATATGATGACGCATTCTCGTCCATTGTCTTATTATGAACAAACTCTATTACAATACCATCATCTGTGATAACCACATGATGTTTTTTGGATAAACGGACTCTCATATCATCAAACGATTCTTGATCGCTTATGACTTCCATATCCGTGCCTTTCTTATATATCGTATCACTTATAGCTTCGTATCCAAGAGCTAGAAGTAATTTTTGTTTTCTTCTATCCATGATAATAATCTGGTTTTTAATTTACCATCCTCCTCGACTCTAGGTGCGAGATCCCTCATCCTTCTGGCTGCCAACAGCCATACGTTGCCAAACTCGTCCAAGAGCCGGCTGAAATCCATCGTATCTAATAGATAATCGAATCTTGTATGCTCATCAGCCGTCAAGTAGATAATGTTATCATTATCCTCGGCGACCGATTTATATTTCCGTTTAGGGTATAAGTGGCATATGTTGCTTACCCCCGGGCATGGTATGTATGCGCCGGTAGCAGATCTCCTTGTCATACTCAATCTAGCCACATGGGCGCCAAAGAAAACGGCTATGCTCTTCCCCTTTGGCTTGGCCTTCACCCGTATCGCCGCCCTTTCCTTTGGCGGTAGTTCCTTGGCTCTGCATGCGGGACACAACCCCTTACTCCTTATGGTTACCATCCTTCCGCATCTCTCACACGGTAACATCCTACCTCTCATGCCTTTTTCTTTTTATAACTTTTGTTGAACTCCATAAGGCTCATAGCCCTATATCTTTTAAGCCTATTAATCTTACCCTCAGTCCAATCTTGATCCTTGAAGTTGATGATCGTATCGAATATCTGAGCCAGCTCTCGGATATTAAAATTCCTGTTCTGTATTTTTTTATAGAATCCGGACCTACTATACCCTAACTTGGAAGCCAGATAAGTCTTATTAGATAATGTGAGGATACGATAAATCGTACCCTCCATCTTACTTATCTCCATCAACTTCTCGGCGACGGATGACATGGTTTCGTAGCTAGCCTTGTTGCTTACTATCCTCATGCTTCTCCGGGTTCCTGATCTTGCCGTCAAACTCATAGAAATCCATCAACTTCTTCTCCTCCTTAATACAGGTTACCACGAAGTCTGATATAGTCCCTTTCATGCCCTCCTCGAAGTTCTTCTTGGCATGATCAAGGTCATTGCCCCGAACGATGTAGTTAAACGCCTTGCGTTTCTCATTGCTCAATTTCTCGTCTATCGTAATATAATCAGCCGTGACCTTATAGAACCGGTCTCCATCCATGGCAAACAATTCCGCTATCCGGAACCTCTTGATATCCACGTTAAACTCACCGGAGATAAATGGTCTCATCTCCTCTATGATCCTAGCCTCACACTCGGTATAAGAAAGGGCATCTACTAAATACTCTTCCTTTACCTTCTTCTTCATGCCGTTCTCGGCATCGGTCTCGTAAGAAACCGTACATTTAAACCAATTGTGCATTTTAATCTATATTATTATTAAACAAAGGATAATCTTTTATTCCTTCACGAATATATCTCTCCGTATCATCATCCACATCATAAGCCTTCTTGAAAAATATCATAGCCTTGTCCGTATCGTGATCCACCAACGGGAGATATTCCTTTACGAAAAGAACTTTAAGATGGTTCATATGATCGATCTTGCGCCTTACATCAATTACTTTTGACCATATCTCGGCACGGATTTCACCCATCTTTTTTACATTCTCTTTGTATTCGTTTACCTGATCTTTATACTCCTCCTCGATCTCGTTGTTCTTATCCTTGACAGACTTATAAGCTTCCTTATCTTTCGTGTCAAACATCGGAACATGCCTGATATTGATTATATCCAATCTACTGCATAGCTCCTCATTGGATATGGTGAAATCATATCTAGTCCTGTATAGATCAAATTCACTTAATAACTTAGCTATCTTAATAGCATCATTCTGATCAAGAACGGCTATATTCAAGCCCTCCAAATAGTAGAAGAAATGAGATGGAGAAATAGATTTATAGCCATATGTCTTCATGACTGGAGGCTCATCTATGAACCTTACGCCTTCCTCCACACATCTTGTTACGATCAATTTCTCTACCTGTTCGTCAGTAAGATTATATATCTCCTGATCGGTCATCTTATCAATTGTCTTCATCATCATCATCCTCCGACATCGTTATAGCCTTTGTAAACTTTTGTTTATAGACCTCACTCATAAGGCAGGCGAAAGTCCTATCATCCATACTAGCCATAGTATTGGCCTCTACCGTCAGATCCATCTCAATGTTCTTTACCGAGATTTCATAGTTATCATCATCTTCTTTATAGAAAATGACTTTACCACCATACTCGAAACCATCATCCTCGGCCTTAATCATATCGATGATCTTCTCTAACTCCTTTACAAATTCACTCTTTTTCATATGTGTAATTTTTATGTGTCTACAAAAGTAGACATTTTGTTTTTGAATTAAATTAAATAAACATTATTAATAGTTAATATTATTCTTTTGTTTTATCAACCATATTTTACTCCTTGATAAACTCAACACAATATTTATCCACCCTAGTTATCTCCCGATAATCATCGGCACGAATACCATATCCTTTAGGTGTATAATCACTTTATCCTCCATATATCTTAAGCCCTTTTATATTGTATTTACTTATATCCGCACACAAATTACACCCTCCATGACAACAGCACCACGAGCAAAAAGCTAGTCGCTCCCGCTCCGGCATGCCTTGAAACTCCACCGCCGCCCTATACCATGCAGGGGATAATACCCTGACCTTTTTCGGTACGGGCGGCGTCATGAGCACAGATCGCCGCCTTCCTTTGGCATCTTCCCTATTTCTCATTTGGGTTGTCCTTTAACAGCTCAGCTATCTTATCTTCCTTCAACATATTTTGCTTTCTCATATTATCCACGATGAAGGCAGCGAACGCCATATCATACCTTTTCCTTAACTCATTGACAAAAGATTTGGCTTTTGATTCTACCATTGTCTCGATGTTGCTGTCTACAACTTTCTTCATCCTGCCTCTTATAAACTCGTCTACTGTCAACTCCTCATCCATATAATCTAACCTGAATCTATATTTCTTCTCGCTGGCGTTTTCGATGAGATCGCTCATTGATTCCCTCGCTATATCCTCAATTTTCTGTGATATCGGATTGGATATTTCTCTCATCAACTCATTCTTGAACTTTTCTTTAAGTTCACGTATTACAGCTAACCTGACCGAGCTGGTAAACTCCTCTTTCAACGTCGCTTCGTTGTACATAGCTTCCTCAAATACATCTTCTAAATTTAATTCTACTTGAATTTTCAT